AGGAGGCTCTCGATGGCGAGTGAGGGGATGAGCGAAGGACGACAGGAAGTCATTCGGCATTACGCCGATAAGGGCGCTGAGCATATCGAGCTAACGCCACTCACGGCAAACCATCACCTGTACGAGTGCCTCCGCGAGATCGACCGCCTACGCGCACGGGTGGCGGAGTTGGAGCAGGAAAACGAAGGGCTCCAAGACCAGAAGGCAATGTGAGCAGCAAGGACCGATAAGAACGATTATGTCTAACTCAACGTACGAGATAATGTTCGCTTGGTACAAGCCCCCAGGAGCCAGAGTCTGGCATCTTTTCCGCAAGCGTGTGGGCTGGTGGCCCCCCTGGCAGTCGTATTGTGGGGGCTGGGGTGCACTGGTGTGCTGGCAAAGGCAAATGCCTGCCGACGCCAAACAGTGTAAGCGTTGCGGGAGGACCGATCGGGAGAGTCGGCCCGCAAGGGTGTACTCACAAACCGAATCGGACGATGGTGCGCTGCGATGACCCGCGCCAAGGAGAAGACGACGGCGGAGATGCTACGCGAGGTGCAGAGAAAAATGACACTTCGTCCGTGGCGTGCGGTTCTCCACAAGAAGTCCGCGCGTATCACCAACGGAGAAGTGCAAGTACATCGCATAGTCGATGACTTCGGTGCAGTGACGGAGTGCATCGAGCGTTGGCACGCCGACGCCCGCGGCATCGTCCTCGCCGTCAACATCCTGGAGGAGGTGGCGGCGTTGGAAGACGAGGCCAGCGCGATCCTGCCCATCTTGGAGAAGGCTATCGGCGGGAAGAGCGAGTTGCGTAGAGTCCTCGACGCCCTCGACGCGAAGGTGCGCAAGGAGCTGGGGGTGGAGTGAGATGACTGCGACATCTTCTCGGTGCCAATTCTTGGTCAATGGCCGGCAATGCAGGAGGAGGAAAGACGTCTCCGAGACTCGCGTATTCGTGGACAGCGAGCTTTATGACGGCGTCGTTGCTGTGGTGGTTGCTCTAATGTGTCCGTTGCATTGGGCGATGCTGAACCCCTATGCCGAAGTGATGTTCGATGCAGGGAGAGAAGCAGCGAAGGAGCCCACGTCGTGAGCGAAGAGAAGACGTTGGCGAGCGAGCTGCGGCGGCTGATGCGATCGCGCGGAGAGGGGCAATGGCGTTTCGTCCCAGCCGATTCGTACTGCGCCTTCCCGATGATCTATGACGGCAAGGACGACCAGTGGGACGACGTAGATGAGCAGGATGAACGCGCGGAACTCATCGTCCTTTTAATCAACCACGCCGAGGAGATCGCGGCGGCCTTGGAGTGGACTCAGAAGGTGGTAAGTGCTGACACGACATTGCTTCAGCTTGCGTCTCTCATCGTGGCCCTCGACCGCAAGACCCGCGAGGAGACGTGAATGTCTCTCACCGTTTACACACACTGCGGCTGTGAACGCTGCCAAGAATTTCGGCTCCGCGAGGAGCTAGAGGAGGAGCACCGTGCCAAAGAAGAATACGGCTACGAAGCGACAGACGAAGTCAACGAAGCGAGCGACGAAGCTGCAGCCCACGAAGTCTGCTGACGAGATGCTGCGCGAAGGCGTCGAGAAGGCCAAGAAAGCGCTGCGAGGCGAAGACGAGTGATCTACAACAACTCGTCGCTCGTTGACGCCGGAGACTGCCTCCGTCTCTACTTCAACAAACACATTCGACGGCTCGGACTCAAGTTCGAAGAAGGCTTGCCCGGATTCTCCGATCGCTTCGAAGGTGTGCTCTGGCACGCGATCATGGCAGAACACTATAGCCACGGCGAGCACTTCGGTATCGGAGTCTCGGCAGTGATCGACGACGCCTACAAAGCTTCGTATGAAGCTGCTACGCTCGAAGAAGAGATCGCGCAGCTCGACGAGAAGCGCAGCTACTTCTCGCGGCTCTACGATGCCTACGCGAGCTATTACATCGACGACTCCGACCGCTGGGATATTCTCGGCATCGAAGAGCAATTCATCACGCCGCTGGGCGACTTCTGCCGTAGTTGCGGAGCAGCGTTTGACGACGAGATCATCCGAGGTCTTAGCACTCCAGCGACTCATTCCTGCGGAGAAGCGATTCGGTTTCTCGTCGGCCAGCTCGACCTCCGCATCCGCGAAGACGGCATCCAGAAGATAGTCGATCACAAGTCGAAGCGAACGTCGGTGAGTGAGTGGTATCTTGGCCAGTTCGTCGAGTCGACGCAGTTCACCCAGTACCTCTATGGCGCTCGACGGAATTTCGGTGGCGATGTGTCCTGCGGCATAGCCAACGTCGTAGCGAAGCTCAAGCTCATCGACAAGAAGGGCCAGCCCTTCCACCGCAACAACGAGATCATCCGAGGTCTCGAAGACTTCGCTGTCTTCGTCGACGAGCGGAGGAGCCTCGTGGAGAGTCTAGAAGCGCGGGCGAAGCTTCAGCCAAGCGTCAGCTTGTGGCCTCGCAACGCCTCGCAGTGTCGTCGCTTTGGGCTCTGTGGATTTCACGGACTCTGCTTCCCTGCTCGTTTAAACATCCTGGAGATTCCCTACGATCTCGAAGACACGTACGAACAAAAAGAAGCCATCCACATCGACAACTATGCTAAACTCGTGGAGGAGGAGGTACGATGACGAAGCAAGAACTCGTCTCTAAGCAGCAGTTTCTTCGCCGGCTCTTGGTAGGAGCTGTGATCCGTTTCGGGCATCCAGTGGCTGAGAGGCGCTTCGAAGTTCTCGTCGGCCAGTTCGACTTACCCATTGCTTGGCGAGAGCAAGGCGACGGCATCGTTCTCTCGATTGAGCTACCAGCTCCCGAGCCTGAAATGGGAGTCCTCGACGACGACGAGCCGACGGAGCCAGCGGAGCCTGAGCCGACCGATTCTACTTTCGACGCTGAGATGGATGATCTCGTCAAAGGCGTGCGGGGCGAGCTATGAGCCTCATCATCGACGAACCAACAGATGCTCAGCAGGCTATTCAAGTCCTCGCAGCGTCGTCCTGGCGAAGCGACCGCGTCAACGTACTCGGCTATGGCGAGCCTGGCTCCGGCAAAACCGACTTCGGAGCTCGCTTTCCACGACCCGTCATCCTAGACACTGGCGAGAACGGACAGTTGACCGTCAAGAAGATGTTACGCGAAGGCCGAATCAAGCAGGACATTCCCGTCATTCGCACGGCAAGCTTCAGCGAGGTCATGGGCATCGCTCTCAACCCTCGCATTGCGATGAAGAATCTCTTGGCGTCGACGAAGTTCTCGAACTACGATCCCTTGACGCTCGTCGTCGACAATATCTCGGTGCTCGAAGGTTGGTGTATCGACGAGATCTTGATCTCGAAAGGTAAAGCTGACATGGAAGTCACCGAGATCAACACGCTCAAGCGGAGAATGTCGGCGTTCTTCCGCCAGATCTGGAACCTCGACATGAACACGGTGCTGCTCGCTCACATCTACGACGGGCGTGAAGCCTCAAAGATGATGAAAGCCAAAGACCCTGGCGTCGCACTCACTGGGCAGCTCGCCAAGATTGCTCCGGCAGCGGCTGACTTCTTTCTCTACTTCCGCATCGAAAACGAATACGACGGCACGAGCACCAACGAGACCTTCGTAGCGTACACGACTGGCGTGACAGGTTTCCCGGCCCGTACTCGCCTTCGCGGGCTGCTTCCCGAGCGGCTCGTCAACCCGAGCTACGAAGACTTGCGCAAGGCTCTCGATGCTTTGGAGCAGAACAATGACTCAGAAGCCAAATGAACCAAATGAATCCCCTTCGACATCCAACGAGCTCCTACTGTACGAGAAGTTCTCTCATTTATCCTCAGAGCTCAGAGGAAGCTGCCTCCAGCTCCTCCGAGAACCACGAAGTCAACTAAGCGAAAAGGAAAAGCCCAATGACAGAAGAAACTCAAGCCCAAGACACCGAAGAGTTCGACCCTAACGATCTTACCGGCCTCGACCTCACGTTCGACGCGAAGACGTGGGAAGAAGGCGGGATGGAGCCAGCCGGAGCGGTCGGCTACAAGATCGAGTCGGCCAAGATCGAGAAGCGCAAGACCAAGAAAGGAGAGCCCTTTGCGATTTGCTCGGTCGAAGTCCGTATTCACTCGCGTCCTGGCCAGAAGATCGAGAAGCCTGCTCCGTTCTGGGATGACTTCTCGCTCAATCCTCGCTACATCGACACGTTTAAACGATTCGCCGCTGCCGCAGGCATCAAGCCGGCTCCCGGTGCTCCTGTCAACATTCCTGAAATGGTGAAGGCGCTGCCTGGCAAGAGTGGCTTCGGCGTCATCGTGCACAAGGAGTTCGTGCACAACGGTGAGAATAGAAAGAAGGCTCAGTTCTCGCGCAAGTTCGGCAAGAGCTTTGCTGAAGTGACCTAACGGTCAAAGGGATCCCATTGGAAATGGAGTTCGAGGGAGTGATCGGGATCCGCCCTCGCGTGGGCTGCGCATACGAAACCACGCAGACATCAAGCCCATGACCAGACGTGGAGTCCCACATGAAGAAGCCTAAGCTCCTCTGGGAGTCTGAGCCCTTCGGGCCGAAGTGCGCCGGTTGCGCATACCAGCCTTGGTCTCGACACTACGTGCCTCCTGAGATCAAAGACTCTCGGGTCGTGTTACTCGGCGAAGCCGCAGCTTACTGGGAGTGTCTCGAAGGAATGCCGTTCGCAGGGCGTTCTGGCGGCAAGCTGAATCACTGGCTCGGCTTCGCAGACCTCACTCGTCTCGACGTCGATATCGTCAATAGCTGTCGCTGCCGCCCCGTTGCCTGGGAGCTCTGCGATATCTGTCAGGGCGACGGAGAGATTCTCCGCGAGTTCATCGACGACAACCCGCAGTTCGACGCCTGCGATCTCTGTGATGCACGCGGCTGGACGCCAGTGATTCAAGGCGACGGTGACTACCGCAACGCAACGCCCGAGCCCGACCAAATCTCCGAGTGTATGCGGCGCTACGGCCATGAGACGCTGCGCGGGCTCAAGCGGAAGAAACTCATCGTTGCCCTCGGCGGATCAGCTCTCTATGCTCTCACGGGCAAGTCGAGCCTCGGAGACTACTCCGGCTCGGTGCTCGACACGGAGCACGGTCCAGCCTTGATCACCTATCATCCCGCGTCCGCACTGTACTCGGATGAGTTTGAGCCAGCGGCGATTCGAGCGTTTACACGCATCCCCGCGATCGTCGCGGGCACCGAAGGCGCAGGCTTGGAAGTCACTTACCTTACACACCCATCCCACGAGGATATCGATGAATACCGAACAGCGCGATCGTTTGTTTTGGACCTTGAGACGACTGGAGGAATGTCTCCAGAAGCCTCAGCTGGAGACATCAAAGTCGCGGGAGCTAGCCTCCGACCTGGTCACGCAATTACTGTCTTACCTGGTTCTCAGCTCCGCGAGCTCCTTGAGTCATGCGACTCCGTCACCGGCCAATACTTCTACGCCTACGACGCCTGGTGGCTCCACCACCGCAGCTACCCTGTACCCCCAACCATCGTCGACACCCAAGTCCTCGGCCACGCCGTCGACCCTCTCACTCCCAACGACATCACCTTCCTCACCACCCAATACGCCGAGCCCCCACTCAAGTCCTACTGGAAGTCCGAGACCGACTACGCCGAAGACCTCGGAGGCGTCGCTCTACGCGATGTCGATGCAACGAGCCGCATTGAGCGAGGGCTCTGGTCTTGGTTGCGCAAACAGTCCCAGCTCGATCTCGCCAACGACGTTATCATTCCCTGGACCCGACTTGCCTTCGAGCTCCGGCGAGACGGTCTCCGCTGCAACGTCGCGGCTCTGCGAGACGGCGCTAAAGAACTCGATCGAGAAGTTCGTGACGCAGGTCAAAAGCTTTCAAGCAAGTGTGGAATACCTCTACCCAAGAAGTCCAAGACCGGCATCCCTAGCCCTCAAGCTATCACTAAGCATCTGTACAGTGTCCTTGGACTCCCTGTCCAGAAGCATCGAAAGACAGGCAAAGTAACCGGTGACGAGCGTGCGCTCAAGAAGTTGAGGAGCTGGTGCTGGAAGCACGGTCACTCCGACGGGCTCTATTTTCTCTCGCAGCTTATTGGTGCGCCAGCCGCCATTGAGGGTGAGTGGGAGCAAGGACTCAAGCAGCGATCGACGATGGTCAAAGACCTCAAGAAGTTCGCAGGTGAAGACGACGGAACGACGATTCGAACGCTCCATGCGTTCGTCAACCTGACCGGCACTGTCACGGGCCGACTCTCTTACGAGAGACCTGGTTTACACCAAGTCCCGAAGCACTGTCGCTCCGCGTTCCTCCCCGACCACGACGATCACGTCTTGATTGAGTTCGACTACAAGCAGATTGAGTTCCTCACGATGCTATGGTTTGCGGGAGAGTGGGAGAAGCTGAGGCTCGGCCTCTCAGGCATCGATTTTCACCGTTACGCAGCTTCGCTGTTCTACGGAGTCGCGGAGTCCTCGGTCACACAGATTCAGCGGCGTAACGTCAAAGCTCTCAACTTCGGTATGATCTTCGGCAAGGGCGTCAAGACTACAGCCGAAGACCTCGATGTCTCTTTTGGCGCAGCGCAGAAGCTTTATGATCGCTGGTTCGAGATGTTTCCTGGCGTGCCCAAGCTCCGCTCAACCTGGACTTCTCAAGTCTCGTCGCTCGGCTACCTTCAAACTCCTGCCGGTTGGCGTGTCCGTTTCAACAAAGACCAGCAGGAAAACACCCATCGTGGATCGGTCACCACTCAGATCTACAACTACCCGATCCAATCGACCGCAGGTATCCGCACGCGCGAAGCGCTCGTCAACCTCTGGCGCGAGCTGTCTCGCCTCTGGAGTCCCGACGACGTCCGCTTTGTCTTGACCGTTCACGACTCTGGTATTGTCTCAGCCCGCAAAGATCTCGTGAAAGAAGTCATCGAAGTGATTACCGAGGTTGCAACCGCACCCTACAAACACCTGCCTGCTGACATTCCCGGTCATCGAGACGGCCTTCGCTTCCCGATCGACGTTAAGGTCGGGCCTTCGTGGGGAGAACTGACGAAATGCTAAAGCTAAAGCCCGAAGAGACTTTCTCCATCGATCCAGAGGAGTTCGGGAGTGTGCCCGAGAAGAACTTCCACGTCCTTCCCCATCCTACTCTCCTGCTGCTAGGCAACGAGAAGATTCTCGACGTTCAGCGAGCGTTGCTGGCTGCGAAGCACTCGGTCATCTTCTTCGACGCGCCCGAGATTCCACGCCGCAAGTCCTCGGTCTACTTGTTCAAGAGCCTCTTCGAGACGCTGAAAAAGACAAGACTTGCGGAGCTGAAAGAAGCTCTACCCCCAAGGGGTTATTGGATGGCGTTTCGTGTCGAGGCTCAACTAGACAGCATCAAGAAGCGCGATCTCTTTGCGTGGGTAGTGAAGAACAACGTCTTGCCGTGGCTGGAGACCGAGTCAGATGTCCGCCGCTTCTACCAGTTTACACAGCAGCACAAGGCTACGATCCAATATGTCTTCTGCGAAGTCGAGAGTGACACTCCCTTGACGCGTCTCCGTTCTAACATCGTCGTCACGGTCGAATGATTCATGGCCGACGCCGCTTCTCAGCTCGTCGAGTTGCTTCGCGATCTTCAGACGAAGCAAGGCAAGCCTACTCCCGTCCAGATGTTCAAAGCTATTGACTTCGTCGACACGTATGTTCATCAGTTCAACGACGCTCAGAAGCGTGCCATTCGCGAAGCCTTCCTCGATACGTGTGGTCTCACGCCTGCCGAACTCAAGAACTTGTTTGAACGAGGCGTCGCCCGCACCAACGAGAAGAAAGAGACCGAGGACGACTTCACAAGCTTGCTTCCGAAGAAAAACCTGCTTATGACGTATGTTGAGCACACATCGAAGACCGAATGGCCTGCACCATTTCGAGCCTTTAGTTTCCTGACGACTCTTGGTGGATTGCTCGGTCGCCAAATCTGCGTCGACAGGAACGTTTACCAAGTCTGGCCGAACATGGTAACGCTTCTAGTCGGTCCTACGGGTGAAGGCCGCAAGACGACGTGCGCGGAGTTTGCCATGAAGATCGCACGCGAAGCGGATGAAGAGAGGTTTTACCAGCTTGGCGAGAAGATTACGTCCGAAGCTGTCCACACAGCACTCGCTGAGCGTGTCCCTGCGACGGGTATCCTTTATGCACCTGAGCTCTCAACGGTCATCAACAAGAAAGACTACACTCGGTCGCTCATCAACGACCTGACACGTCTCTGGGACTGTCCGACTCGTCTGCCCGTCCGCACACAATCACGAGGCACCGAAGAGCTCCAAGACGTCGCCGTCAGCTTCCTCGCGTGTTCGAATGAAGAGTGGTTGCTGAAAGCGATCCCTGAAGACGCCCACAAAGGCGGGTTCTTCGCTCGCATGATCCAGGTCTATCACCCTGGCGTCACGGCACTGTTTTCCGACCCGAAGCCTATGGACAAAGCCCGCCACCAACACATTCTTGAGCAGTTGATTCAGACGCGGCGGTGCGTGAAGTCCGAGCTGACTCGGGCAGCGACGCTGTGGTTCGACAAACGCTACAAGCAGATTCGACGGACCCACTTCGCCGATCCTCGCATGGCCGCGTTCAACGCTCGTCGCCATGACCACTTGTTACGGATCGGTCTCTTGCTTGCGATCTGTGAGAGTCCGACAGACACCGTTTACATCACCGACTCCCATCTCCAGACCGCCGATGGTCTCGTGTCGTGGGTAGTGAAGTGGTTGCCGAAAATCTACATGCTGACCGGCTTGACAGAAGTCGGCGAAGACACTCGCCGCATCCTCTATATTTTGATGGCGAACGGAGGTCGCGCTACCCGCCAATGGCTGTTGTCACAGCTCTATGGACGCATGTCTGCGATGCAGGTCGACGACCGGCTTCGAACGTTGAAGCAAGCAGGATTTGTCAAGGAAGTTGATGGTTCAATCTTCGAGAAGCCTGCGATATATTACAAGATTCTCAAACACCCAGACGAGGAGACCGTATGACGAAGAAAGTCTGTCCTATTGAACCGCTGTTCGAGAACGTCCTGTGTAAACGTGTCGAGATCGAGGAGAAGCGCGTCGGCATGATCATCGTACCGCAGTCGGCTATCGAGAAGCCGATGGAAGCCGTCGTCGTGTCGGTTGGCGAGTCGGTCAAGAAGCTGAAAGCCGGTGACGCGATCCTGGTCGGACGCTACGCGGGTGCTGAGCTCTCGTTTCAGAACGAGAAGTACCTCGTGATTCGAGAGGATGAGGTCTTGGGAATCATCAATGGCTGAGAAGACTACGATTCGCATTCAGCCTACAGAGTACAAGCTAGGCTATCGCATTACCTCTGGATACTACGCTGATGATCCATCAGCCCTAGAGGAGGTTTCAATAGGTAAGGTGATCAAGATTATGAAGGCTCTTGAGGCCCGTGAGACGGAGTTCGGTCGATGGACGATAAGCTGAAGGAGCCGAAGAGCGTAGTAGACTACGACGACCTTCTACTTCCCGCTCTGAAGGAGATTTTCTTCTCAGTCATCAGCACTCCGTGGAAGGAGGGGAAGTCGTGTGTAGAGGAGTGGAAGTCGTTGAAGTCGTTGAAGTCCACGTTTGGTCGGTGGGACGTCACTTAGGTAGCTCCCCCTCCTTGTTGAGGATGCTCACGACGCCGTCGACGACGTTGCCGACTGTCTCTGCGAGCTTGTCTTCGTCGACGAGCTCCTTGCCAGTCGCGGCTTCGGCCACCCGCACACCCGGTACAATCAGTTTGATCGCAGCGTCGCGCTTCTCTTTGCCTCGTCCCTTGCCGAAGACACCTTCCACCACAGGCACAATCTGTAGCACGAGTTTGAAAATCGTCATCCAATTCATCTTAGCCTCCTTGTATCAACTGCTCCCGGAACCAATCCATGTCGAGGTCAGGGCACGTCTTCTTTGCGCCCGTCTCATAATGTCCAATGACGTTCTTGAACGGAACTTGAAATTTCATCGCTAGCTCGCGGCAGTGAAGCACCGCAGTCTGGATTTGCGCTCCGGTGAACGTCCCCCGTCGTCCGACGAGACAAATCCCAATCGACTTCTCGTTCCAGCCAAGCGCATGAGCTCCAACTTCCTCGATCGGTCGACCAATACCCAAAACACCGTCAGACTTCGGCTCGGGACTGCCATCATGCAGCGACTCGAACGTCGGGTAGGCGTTGAGGATCAGGAAGTGATAGCCGATGTCTCGAAACGGCGGCTTGCGGATGTACTTGTGGTAGCGTCGAACCGATTCGACGTTGTCGGCGGTGCTGTCGGTGCAGTGGAGAATAAGGTGAGTGATGTCTCTCATGGCGATCGCCCCTCCAGACGCTCTAGTCTCCGATCGATCGACGTTAGCGTGTCGTCAATACGCTTGTTGAGGCGAGTTTCGAGCTCCCGTCGAGCTTGCTGGCTCTGTTCTTCGACCCGCGTAGCCTCTTGTCTTCCAAGGTAGTCACCTCGGATTACTCCGGCAATTCCCGTCACGACAACTCCGGCAAGAAACATACACGTTGCAAGTAGCACTGTCACAAGCCGACTTCCGTTTCCGCTCTCCATCATCAACTCGCCTCACGCTTCCTTCGGTTGAACTCGATGATGAAGGGAGCTACGTCACGCTCCCAGAACATTGAGAAAGCAGCACGAGGAACACGCGAACGGTCGCTCCAGAGCTCGTGAGGCTGAAGCCAGAGACCGTCTACAGCCGTCCGGTCGCTCCGTAGCTTGACGAACTCGCGGAGCGTCTTGAGGAGATTGAATGCTTTCGCCGAGTCTGCGACCGACTCTAACAACACTCGGTCTCCAGCTCCGATCGCGATCTCGTAGGACGAAGTTGGGAAGGGAGTCCGCTTGAAGGGCTCGGATTTAATCGAGTTCCAGAGCGGTAGGAAGCGGTCGGCGGTCACGGCACCACAGTTGCGACGAGTGACGTCTGAAGATTTGACGCCGAGACAATCACACTCGTGACGCCGGTCGCCACTCCCTCGAACTGGATGATCCGTCCGTCAATCTCGACGAGGCGAAGAACGCCTTGGTCTGAGATGTTGACGCTGAGATTCTCGCTCGGAACCTCGACACCGTTAGCGTTCGTTACAACGACCTGAACATTCGCCGACTCTCCGACTGCGATCTGGAGGCTGGCAGGACTCAGAGCGATCGTTCCGACAGCGCCAGGGGGTGTGTCAACTGTCGTGGAGGTGTCAATAGCTGGATTGGTCACCGAGACGTCGACGCTCGACGGATTCAAGAACTGGTTCACTTCGGTACACGACGCTACCAGAGCAACTCCGCATAGCGCCATCAGTAGATCCTTCATCTTCGGACTCCTTTGGTGGGAGGGGCTGAGGGCTCTCACACCCTCAACCCCGTCTGGCAGGTGGTCAGACCGCGCCCACGACCTAAATCACACAAATGGAGGTACGAGTGGCTACGGGCGCAGTGGCGGGTCAAAGAGAGCCTCCGTTGGTTGGTAGGTTTTCAAGGGATTTGGCAGCAGCAGCTTCGCGCTGAGCCTGCCAGCGAAGAAATGCCTGCCAAGCCTGGGACAACTGCGTAGCAAGAGCAGCAGGTGTCGGAGTCGGCGTGAGGGCCGTCCGATCGAAGCACAACAGAGCGATCGACTCAGTACCTTCGTACTCAGCGTCTCGCTGGACCTTACCTTGGGCGAGAAGCTTATCAGCCTCTTCGGCACTCGGCGCAATCGCGACGAAAGCCTCGACTTGGACGTTTACACGCAGGAGCCTATAATGCTTCAAGGCCCCACCATTCGTTGGGATCGTATTTTCAGCCATGCTTAGATCCTACTACACCATATTGTGGTCGTCAACGTCTGCGGCGGGTTGCAAGGCTCGGATCTGTGAGATTGAAGCCTAGTCCCAGCAGCATCGCCGACGTCGGGTCTTCTTCAGCCATCGCCTGGAAAAGGTTCGTGGTCTGACCGCCAAACGGGTTAAACACGCCGCCCATGAAGCCTGCGGTCGAGTTGCCGAAGACCTTCCGAAGCTTCGCCGTCGCTTCACGTCGCTCGAACTCGTTCGTCGAGACGCCGAGCGTCGAAACGTCGCGAAATGTCTGGAACCAAGGCCCGCCTTCGAACGTCAGCGGGTTGGAGAACAGCCACGTCGACGTGTCGACTCCCGTCGACTTCGACAGTCCAATGAGTCCTAGTTGAAGAGCGGCCCAGCGAGTCCCAAATCTTGTCACCCACCTCGCATCTCGCGCTCCCACCGTGTTTTCGAGCATGTACTCTGCGAAGGAGACCGGAAACATTCCGAACTGCCCCGCCATCCGCCCGATCGTTCCTCGAAACATCATCGGAGCGTTGGCTTGAGTGTAAAGGAACTGAGTGTCGGCGGCGAGGATCTTGCCATACTCGGTCGCAGCCTTCCCAACATTCGGCGTCTCACCCAGCAGCAAGGCTTGGATCTTGCTCTGCTCGACCGTCGGCGATCCCTTGAGCCCAGTCTCGAAGAGAAACTCCTCCCACGACAACTTCCCTTCCAACAGCTTAGGGGCGTGTCGCTCGATTGCAGACTCGCCCATTCCGAAGGCTGCGAAGCGATTCATCTTGTCGCCCCAGCGGTACGGCAGAAGTCCTGCTTGCTGAGCCTTGAGAACAGCTCGTCCCGTTCGCGAAGCTATAAGACTCTCACCTGACTCCACGAGCATCACGGGAGCTCCGGCTTCGAGCGGAATGTTCAGGGCGCTAGCGGCTTTTCTACGAAATGCCTCACCAACTTCCCCTCGGGCGTATGCCTTTTTGAAGCCCTCTCCCATCGTCGACCATCCGACCTTCATCCCGCCGAGTACCGGTTGCATCAACTGTCTCATAACGAGAGCAGGATTGAATGCCATTGCGAAGCCGCCGAAGTACGACGTCGCATTGTCGACCATCCGAATGATCGTGTCGTCGTCGAGGATCTTCGAAGCAGCTAGACGCTTCGCTCCAGGAATCTTTCCCTGTTCTCCAAGGTGGTCTAGCAAGCCTCGCATGAGGTAGGAGGCATTCTGCACGATCTGATCGCTGTTGCTCAGGCGAGCGTTGACGAAGTCGTCGGTGAACTCTCGCGCCGTCGTGATGTCTTGCTTCGAGACCGTCTTGAGTCCCTGCCACGAGGCCGACAACTTCCGCGCTTCTGCTACCGCAGGTCTCACATGCCGGACACGAGAGACTGCGTTGATCAAGTCCCAGCCAAGCGCGTAGGCGTTGTTCTGGTTGACTCGAAGACTCCCAAGATCGATCTCGTCGAGTAGACCACGAAACGACGCTGGCCGAAGGTTGTTAGGATCGAGACGCGAGACATCCCCACCAACTTCTCGAAGCTTCGGGAGGTCTTTTCTCAAGAATCTCGTCGCTTGCTCCGGCGTCATGCCGACGTGGCTCAGCGTCTCAACCATGAAGTCGGAGAACGCTTCCGCCGCTTTCGCGTGCTTTGGATTGGTGAAGCCTACGGCGCTCGCAGTTTCAGGACTCATTGCGTGTGCGAGAATACCTTCGGTGTCTGTCGCGTGGAACTTCCCCAAGATCCCGTTCAACCGCTTGTGCAGGATGTCTCGGAGTGCCTTCGATCGAGCGTCAGCTTCGAGTACAGGCTCCAGCACTCGCGTGTAAACAGGCAGATCGGGCAGCGCACTCTCGATCTTTCGAGCGATGTTGCGCTGAGTCCCTAACGCGCGCTGAAACCCCGAGACCACTTTGCGGACGATTGGCGCAGCCGTGTCACATCTCATGGCTCTGTAGGCCCTTTCTGCACGTCTTCTACCAGCTTAGCCTGCATCTTCTTCATGTTGTCGATGCTTCCACCATAGTCTTCGGGAGCTGTAGGACACGATGGAGGAGCTTGCTCAGTCGCTAGTCCTCCGATGTTGCCCGGTCCCGGCACACGAGGCACCGAAGGAGGCATCAACTCGGGAGCAGCGTCGAGGAGCCTGGGAGCGTTCCGAACAAGCTCCTCCGCTTCTGCAAGGCTCGTGATTCCTGGAATCGTCTCACCCGTTGCCTGGTTCGTCACTCTCAAAGCTTTGCCGTCGAAATCGACAACAATACCTCTCGGGTATGCCAAGGCTCGTAGCTGTGCGAGGTTTTCTGGAGGCGTTCCATTTTCCAAGGCTCGCAAGAAGTCGAGAGCTTCGCCAGGACTCTTGAAGGTTCTACCGAGGTTCTGTCCGTTGATTGTTCCATACGTTGACTTTCCGCTCCAGTCGAGAGCGACTCCAAAATCACTCGCATCTGCCGCCAAGCTACTCTCCGGAGAGCTGCGAGGTCTCTCTGCTCCCACCATCTTCGCGATACGTTTCTGCTCTGCTACAAGATCCTTCAAGCTCTTAACGAACTCGTCTCCACGCTGGTAGTGCGTCGGCAGCTCTTCGACGAAGCTATCAAGACGCTCTGGCGACAACGACGACAACTCCTGTCGCGCTGTCTTCAGAGCCTCTTCGTTGCTTGCGAATGTGACGTCGGGAGACGAGAGGATCTTCTCTTGAGCTTTTAGCAGCCTGTTTGCCTCCCGAAAGTCCAGCGGCTTCTGCTTCTCCGATCGCGCCTCAGCCCACAACTGCTCTAGCTGCGCAGCCTTCGTGCCTTGACCTTGAGCTCGCATGTCTTGGATCGCCTTCTCGCGCAACGCGCGACTAACAAACGGCGACGTAGGATCGGCCTGAATCAAGTCGACGCCTCGAAGCTGCGGTGGCTGAATGTTCGCAGTCGGAGCATTCGCTGGTACGTAGCTGTACCGCTTCTCTGCCAACGCTCGCTGAATCGTCTTCGTTGCCGGAGCCTCTGTGCCATTGACCTCGACAGACTTCGTCAAGCTAGCACTCAGCTTCGTCTCGTCGACCGTCGACAACAGCTTGACCCGCGCTGCCTCCGCCTCTAACTCTGCTTTCAGTGCATCGGCTCCACCGACGTTCGCACCGAAGTCAAACGACGTCGCAGCGTCTTCTTCAAGCTTTTGAAGCTCCAGCATCTTCGCCCACTCTTCAGCCGCTGTTGCGTCAGTCAGACTTTCCTCCGAGAACTGCCGCAGCTTCGAGTACACGCGACCAGCCTCTGTGCCTTCTTTCTTCGAGAAGATGTCTTTCTCTAGCATCCGTAGAAACTCGTCGATGCCTCGGTCTTCGGGGATGTCAAATCCATCCTCACGAAGCGCCACGATCATTTCCTCGATGCTCTTCCCTTTCTTAGAGACCAGTGGTTTACCTGTAAGTCTTCCGGCTTGTCGTACTCGCTCGCCTTTCTTGTTGAGCCGCGTACCTTCTGTTCTTCGGGTGTCGAGAGATCGAATCTCCTCCTTGATAGGAGAGTTTGCGTCGATCTTGATCCCGCCTTTCATCAGAACAGCGTCGTGTATCGAGTGATACTCAGGATCGAAGCCTTTGCCTTTGGGCGGTTTCTTGCGAGCTGTTGGCTTCCAGCCCTTCGATAGCACGTCCGTCAGCTCGCCCGACAGCGTCTTGGACTCGCCAAACAACGGACCTTCGAACGGAAGAACTTTCTGAGTCTTCTTTGGCTTGCGACGAGCCCGACGAGGCGGAGGTTCAGGCGGAGGAGTGAGTGTAAACGCAGCTTCTTCGATCAGCTCGACTTGAGACTTCGGGCGTAGTGCGTTCTCAATCGCGAAGCCTCGGATGGGATCTTCGGCAAACTCAGGGCGTGGCGTCGACTTGAATTCCGGTCGCTTCGAGCGCTCAAACGCTGCTTGCGCAGCTTCAGCCGCAGCCTTGATCGGGTGTTTGCCCGGTGTCGGTGTCAGAGGCGGTTCGAACGGCCCTCGTTTAAACAAGTCATACGTCGAGATGCTTGCAGGAGCCTCGTTGAACGCTGGGCGAGGTGTCGAAGGAAAGTCGGGAGCAAGATTGCGAAGCCTCTGAGCTTGTCCGAGCTTGACGATCGCTGCGACATCTGGGTCCGCACCTTCAAACACCGTCGCCGCCTGCTCACTCTTCGCGGCTTCACCTGTCACCCGATGTCCTTCCATCGGACCAAACAGCAACGCGATAGCTCCCGCCGTCCCAGCCTGAGACAGCGACGATCCCAAGGCTAGCTCAGATGCTGCAACGACGGGAGCTAGAGCAAGACGAGGTAGCGGGAGAGAGAATGCAGCTCCCGACACGATGCTGCGCAGCGCGTCTTTAGGTTGTAGCTCCTGTTGCAACACTTGGCGCAAGACCTCTGGAGCACCGAAAGTTGTCGCACCGCGCAGCAATCGCGCCGATAGATCCGCACCTCGAAACAGCTTACCCGCGACAGAAGCTGCGCCAATATACGGAACGAACGAGCCGCCTATCTCTCCCGCTACCTCCAAAGCAGAGCGCAAATGCGTTGGTGGAGCAATCGAGCCTAGCCCTGCTGCAATCTCTTGCGTTGGATCGAGCAATCCAAAGCTCAAACCCTTGGTAGCGCCACCGAGGGCGGTTAGTGGACCTGTGAAAGGAAGACTTGCGCCTTGAGCGAGCGAGAGCGTCGAGAGCTCGTCTAGGAACTGCTCACCGTATGACTTCTTGCGGGGCGGTTGCGAGAGAATCGACGCCGCCAGAGGCGAGGGACTAGCTTGTCCCCACGGAGTCAAGAACGGCGAAGCCACTTCTACGACACTCCCAAATACTGTTGAAGATACGCCGCTGCTTCAGGTGTCATTGTCGACGGAGCTACAGGCTGTCCACCCGAAGCGTCAGCGGGAGGCGCAGTCGGAGTTAGCTCGTAATCGGGAGCTCCGAACAGTCGCCGGAACCATCCGTTCTCTTGGATGTTGAGACCGCGAGACTTCAGAATCTCGTTCAAGATTGCCTCGCCCATCGCAGCTCCACGCTCTGTCTTAGCCAAGCCCGACGCCTCGAACGTATTGAGCAACTGAGCCAGCATAGGGTCGTTCGCTGCTGCCTCCTGAAGCACCTTGGCGTAAGCCGCTTCCGCCGTCGTCTGCTGTGCCGCAGCTCGCAACCTCGAAGCCGTCGCCTCGTTTAACATCGCCTCAGCCTTCGTCGCTTCGACTTCAGCCAGCCGCTCTGCAATCTTCCGCTGCGCTCCAGCCTCGACCTGCTTCACCATCGAGTCGATGTCTTGCTGAGCCCGCTGAGCCGCATTCTCAAGCCGCGCTCGCTTCGCAGGCGAGCCAACAGGATCCGCCGCTAGCGCCGAGTTGATCAAGTCGCGTCGTTGCATCGCGTAATCCAGCGCCTCTTGCTGGCGCTGCTCAACCGATCTCGGCTGAGCCGACGGCACCGTCGTCGACATAGCTGAGAACGAACCCTTACCAGCCTGCGGGGTAATCCGCCCGAACCCCGCGTCCCCAGCCTGCGTCAAGTGCTTCGAACTCATACTGACTTCGCCAGGTCCACGAGCCTTCTCTATAGATGCAGGTGAGCCCGCCGAAGGCATGTCGACCGGTCCCACAGGAGGCTTGAATTGCTCCGCACTGAACTGCTCTCTCGCGTTGGGCAGACTCTTTGGGGGCTCGAACGAGTAGAAGTCTTCGGGCACTCCTGGAGCTGCCTCGCGAGGAGGAGGCGTCCCCGCTTCCATCGACCAAGGCGCTTGGCCCGTCCACTCAGGCAGAGCCTTCCCTGCTCGTGGCTGCTCAGGAAACAGTGATGCCAACCACTCCAAGAACCCAGGGCGTGTATCAGCTCTTCCGCCCTCCGCAGCCACGAACTCACCGTGATCGTCCGAGTAGTCCAACGGCTTCCGATAGAGGCTCTGAAGATCACCGATCAAGCCGCCGTGGGGTCCAACCGGCTTCGCCATGTCGATTCGCCGCGCAAGCTCTGGCGTCACAACGAGCTCTTCGGCTCGAAGCATCGCAGGAATGCGGTCGGTGCCGTCGTCAACTCCCGGCGCAACCCCTCCACCATCGTCGTAGAATTGCCGTCTCGGCGTCATCAAGCCAGGGCTCAGCACACCTTCTTCGAAGGGCATCGGCGGGGCGAATACGCCGCCTGGAGCCAAGTCTTGTGGCTGCCCACCTTCGGCTCCGTATTGCCTCGGAGCGCCAGCGTAAGCCATCTCGACAGCACGATCTTGGGCTATCTGGTCTTGGTTGAAGCCGTGCTTCGCAGAGCTACCGGGTCGACCAATCGTAGCGAGCCGCCCAGTCTGCATCAACCCCTCGTGAACCCGCTGCGGTCCCATCCACTGCAACCACGCATCGAGAGCTCGCGGGTCAGTCTGCCCGATAGGCGCGACGCCCTTCCCAGCGACCGAGAGATAATCCCTCAACCCTCTCGGGTCCAAGGACGGTGCGGGCCTCCCTTGTGACTGAGTCATCGGCTGGTTGTAATCGCGAACCGGTTCAGGTCCGAGTCGCGATCCATACGACGAGGGCTCTCGATAACGGCTTGGTTCGGGCTGAGCATCGGGGCGTGTAAACGTCTTGCCGTACACCAGATTCGATAGGTAATCGCCGTAGTCTACGCGACCGCCTTTGGCGTAGCCAAACTTGCTGTAATAAGGGTCTGTTCTTCTAGCGGAGGTCGATCCCAAGATTCCACCACTAGCAGGCTTCTGCGGCATCGGTGTCTGTACGACCTGGTTGACTTGCGGAGACAGCGTGCCGAAGATGTTGCCCGTCGCTCCAGCTTTAGCTGTCTGACCCTGAAGGTTCAGACCCGCCGACGTCCCGGCTGCACCTGCCGCACTCTGCAACCCCGAGAGCTGTTGGCCTGACTGTCCGAGCGAGCCTTCGAGCGCTCCTTGCGTCGCACCAAGCCTCTGCGCTGACCCACCGAGCTCGGTAGACAACGCACCTTGCCGCCGTCCTGCCGCCGCTTCTTTCGCTGCGACACCGGCTTCAAGCCCCTGTGCCGCCACGCCGCCCGCCAACCTCGACCGCTCACGTGCAAGCGCAGCTTCACGAGCCGTCGACGACCCGAGCCCCAACGCCGCATATTTCTCGTTTAGCTTGTCCGACAATCCAGAGAACTCGTTCTGAGCTCGAATTGAAGCGGCTTGGGTGATCGGATCGACGTTGGTCTCCAGTCCGCTCGTCAAGAGCTGGTTCTGCGTCGTTGCGGCTGCACCCGTTAGTGGATTGAAACCTCGCAGCGCATTGATGTCTTGGCCTCCGCCCGGTGTAAACCCAGCGAGATTGCCTGCATACTTATCAAGTGCTCCCGTGTTTGCTTTGATGCCCGTCGCAGCTCCTAGCGTCGTATCATAAAGAGGTTGGTCAGGAGGCGTCATCTGACCAGGTCGTCCAAGCTGCGTGATTCCAGGAATTCCACCAACCGCGAAGCGCTGACGCTCCCCAGTCTTCGCCATCTCCTTGCCGCCCATCTCAAGAGCAGATGTCTCGAAAGGGTTGTCAAGGTACGGATCCTTGCCTCGCGCCGACTGTACCATCGAAGCAATAGCGGCGAACGCTGGAAGCAGTGGCCCAAAATAGCTGCCCTGAGCGACGTGGCCGAGCTCATGTTGAGGAACAGCAGTGTCTCTCCATCTACCTTGCGGCAGCAACATCACTTCTCCGAGAGTCTGGGGATCGATCGTTCCCGACTTGTCGGGATACTCTGCAATGATCGAGTCGCCTGGTCCAGGCCCGAACGTCGCTCCACGAGCTAGACCCAGACCGAGCCCCGCAAGTGTCGGCAACGAGTTCATAATCTTGCGGTGAATAGGCGTCTTGTCGCGATGTGCGTCGATGATTGGCGAGCGAGCATACGCCGGAACGTCTCCACCATCTTCGTAGTGACGTCGACGGCGCTCTTCAGTAGCGGCTCCGCCTGTCGCTGCCTTGCGGCGCTTCTTCTTCGCCATTCCCGCTTCGCTCATCGCAATAGCAACGGCTTGCTTGCGACTCGTCACCTTCGGGCCTTTCTTCGAGCCCGAATGCAGCTTTCCCCGCTTGAACTCTCCCATCACCTTCGCGACCTTCTTCTTACCCTTCTTCATAGCTTCCATCCTACCCTTAATTCCGGCTAAGCTCCACCCAACGCTTGTTGCCGCTGGCAGGGGCATTGTTCCAGAGAAGCGTCAGTGTGCCGTCGGCTCGCGAGGTATAGTCACCCGTTGGCATTGAGATTGTCTCCGCAGCACCTCCAGTTCCCGCGTTGGTAATCGTAACGTTGGAGTTGTCGAAGATGATGTGGAGGACTGTCGGATAGTCACCTGGAGGAGCGCTGATTTTCGCCACAGATGCCGCTGCTCCCGCTGTGAGCTTGAAGCATTGGGCTGGCGGAGTCACGGTTTGTGCAGCTCCAGTAACCGACGTGGCCCCCACCAAAGCAAACCCGAACGCGGGCGCACTATTCCAAGTCGTGGGAGCTACAGCATCACTTACAAACTGGAATCCATTCAACCACAGCATTCCTATTCGAGCAGAGACCGTTCCAAGCCTCAAACCTCCCGAAGTAGTAAGGGTCGTCGCGGCTGCCGTAGACTCATCCATATGCAAGATGGTGCTGTCTAACGTCATCTTCACGTTGCCCCCGAGATAAAAACGGATGGTTCCATCGGACGTAGAGCCGATAGAGGCGAACAAAGACAAGTCGTCTCCATTCACTCCATCCGAGTACGAAGCCACGAAAGATTCTCCAGCAACCGCAGAAGGAGCAGCGAAGTTCTTGTAGACTCGCGCTTCCTTCGAGGCTTGTCCATGCATTAGCTTGCGACTCCAAACGCAGCGAAAGTCAGGTTGGCTGTAGAGGCGTAGACGATGATCTTGTCACTCGCCGACATCGAAATCATGTTGTCCGAGGCAAAGAACAACGTGTCGGCTGAGGGAATAGCCACGTCATAGAACAGGTAATCCTCATTGGCTAGAGCACCCCCACCTACCGAGACTCCCAAACGAAACGTCGCTGTGGTCGATCGATTACAGATCCACAACGAATTGATCTTCGCTGTCTTGCTCGCAGGTACTTCGTAAAGGTCCGTCTCGGTCGTAGCATTCGGCGCTACTTGCCCCAAAGCCGTCGGCCCAGCAACAACTTCTACCTGCAACTGATCGTCCGAGTTTACCCTCAGCGACTTGAGCGCTGCACTAGAATTCTTACCGTACAACGAACTCTTGAGAGTTCCATCGTTCTCGGCCAGCAGCTTGACCGGATTGCCCGCAGCATTGAATCCCTTCACTCTCATCTGGCCGAACAGTTCCCCAATCGAGAGTGGCAGACCTCCGGGAACCCACGAGCTCCGCCGCTTTGGGTAGCTCAAAACTCACTCCCAGTCTCATACTCGACCAACAGCTTCGAGATCTTCAGACGCTGCCGCGCAGTCTCGTCTGTCTGGTTGTTGCGAATACGAAGAGTCAGTTCACGTCCTGCCGTCGGAGTGACGAGATCTGCAAAGACCTGTCTAGACTCCGTCGGACTGTCTGCCTTCTTCTGCTCCCATCCTTCAAAACCAAAATCAACGCTTGAAGTCTGCGAGAAGACGACGCCACCATCACGCGACACATCGAATGTCAACGCGACTCGTCCTCGATCCTCATACTCCATCCATACGCGATGCAGCGAAGCGTGCTGAAGCAGATCCTTCTCTCCGAGAACCATCGCACCGGTCTCCAACGAAAAATCGATCGGAGTCTCTCGAATGGAGTTAGGGTGGTCGAAGTTGCCCGTGCGTGACGTAAAGAACTCGTTACGAAAGTTCAACGGTCCCGGAGCTGTGAGCCAGTCAGACGCTTGATCGTAGTCAAAGAAGAAAGGAACTCCTAGCTCGGTCCCCAGTACCATCGTCTTGACGCCGTCTCGCGGGTCTGCGACGCCATAAGGATCGCCTTCGATAGATCCCGTTGCTGCGTCTCTTACGAGCGTCCACTCTCCCGCGCAAGTAATACCGAAAGGAAACTCCCATCGAGTCCACCGTCCTTGATCGAGATGAAACACCCAGGCTTGTCGAGGAAAAATATCATCACCCTCCGGAACAAACAGCACATACAGATTCTGCTGGCGCTCAATCCCAGCGAACGCAAAATCCATAAACCCTCGGTTCGTAAGCTCTTTGATGTCTAGATCGATCTCTTGGGACACCCAGTCGACGTTCGTCCCGTTGAACATATAGACTCCGAGACCTTGAGGACCTCTCCCAAAGAACAGATGCGTCGCCTGCCCACCTTGATCGAGAATCGGAAGACACGATCGGGGTGCAACGATACCGGTGTCCGAGTCCACGAGAATCGGCACGAATGGCGCATCATCATCGCCAGTCCACCGAATCGTGTAAACGCCCTTGTCGAGGTACACCGCACTGACGTGCGACGACAACGGCAGACCTTTCCTCACTCGCCCTTCACCTCCATGCGTCAAGTCGAGATCGCCTGACGTAGCTCCAGTCCAGTCGTCGGGGTCTGCAAGCGCTGTCCAAGCGACTCGCTTGATAGTCCGCGTACCGCTCAAGATCGTATCGGCTTTAAACAGCCGCTGTGCGAACGACCAGATCGTGTGTCCGAGTGGCAAGCCTGTCGTCAACTGCGTGATCACCGAGTCCGATCCGCCATAGACGTACGTGTCGTTGATCGAATTCTCGATATACAAGCTTCCGAAGAATTCCGCCACATCCCAGTTAACAAAAGCTGCCGAAGGCTGCGTCGCCGAATCAAGGATATCGACGAGATCCGCGCCTTCCTCGGGACTCTGCTGATTCAACCGCTGAAAGCTTCGAGTCGTTCCCATGATCCGACCAAGCTGAATCTGTTGCGTCGTCGCCGACGTCTGCCTAGCAGCCGCGTAGAGATTGACCTGCGTGATGTCGACACCTTCGGTATCTGTCGGACCTTCAACGAAAAGCTCAGCTGCCGAGAAATACATGTCGGGCGAACCTGTCTCAATCTCGACACCAAACTCCAAGCCGTTCGAGACCTCGGTCGGAGTGAAGGCTGCGGACGTTTCAGGATTGGTAGTGACCTCAACGTCGATCAGCGAGAGTCCTGCATTAGGCTTGACCTCAAAGATCTGACAGCCTTCGTCGAACTCTCCCGGAGGATCATAGGTAGAGAACCACTCGTCGGGAGGAAAGAACTGCTTCGAGACCACAACACCCGTAGCGACGTTTCGCCTCACCGCGTCTGTCCCAACATGGTACACCGTCACAGTACCGTTGATATTAGGCGGAACATTCGCTAACGCGAAGCGGACATCCACTGAGTCAATTGAGCTCATCGCGACGCTCAGACCCTCAAACTGAATTGACAACCGATCGCCTGCCGATCCACGAACCGTCGTCGTGTAGTCAACGAAGAACGACATCGGATACTCTTCAGTACCCTTCCACGAGTCCGATCCAGCCGGAAGCCAGTCGTCATCCTGCCCCGTCGTCGAAGCCGCGCAGAGAACGATCCCAGGCTCCTCCTCCTTCGTCATTACGAGCTCAGCCTGAAAAGCGTTGACCGTCGACTCAATCCAAGGGTAGCCATCTTGGGCAACCGGTACCGGCAAGAAGAAGTCCATATAGCCGTCGGAGACGTTCTCCTCGACGTTGTCATACGAGCAGTTCGAGATCTCGACCGAACCGATCAGTTCACCATCCAGCGCTCCATTGCCATAGTAAGCGAAGATTTTCTGCTTTGCAGGCTTCGTCGCAACAGCCCGAAAATGCAGAATCACCGTGTCGATGAACTCTGCTGACGGCGACAGCGAAGCGAAGTCAAGCGTCATCGTCGAACCGCTCGTCACAGCCCGAACCTTCGTCGTCGCGTCATCTGGCGCAGCCTCATCCAACGCCGCATGAACCGACGCAGCCCCCGTGATCGTCCAGCCGGTGTTTGCTATAGTCGCGTTCGGGATCAAGACTTGCTGCGAGCCTACCGACGAGTCCTCGTCTCCCCACGCTACGGCCTCCCGCAAAAACGTAATAACTCCCGCAGCTCGGCTCGACGTGTCTTGCGACGGTGGTCCAACAGGCCGAAGTCCTGGCCGAGTTACAAACCAGCCATCGTCAATAAGGACGTTTGTCAGGCGTCGCCACGCTACCTGATTCAGTGGACGAGACGAGTCCATCCCATTGACATCGAGCGGAAAATACGCCCTCGCAGTCTTCATTTAGTGCCGTCCCATCCCAGACGAGGGTCGGTGCTGATGAGAGCCTTGGATCATCCGAGCATCTCGATCTTCTCGATTCTCGATGTCCTTCGAGTTGTCGAGCACAAAGTTGATAGACTCTTGGAACAGCGCCATCGTCTCTTCTCGACGCTCCCGATCCCCCGTCAGCGTAAACAGCTTATACGCTGCGCGTAGCACCGTCGGCTCCTCCCACTCAGCATTGAGAGGAAACGTATCGGCATCCGCAGACAGAACCGTCGGCCTCAACAGCATCCGAACCTGAATCGACCAGTTGTTACCGTCGTTGTCATCAGGCACCTTGTTGTACAAGATGATCTCGTTCGCATACCGAAAATACTTCCTCGGTCTGCCGATGTTGTTGGAGTCCGTGAAGTCCTGATCCATAGCGTCAAATTCACGCCAATTCCCCCGGATCAGCCTTCTGTCGTTCGAGTCGATGTTCGTGTTGAGGAGGGTCGCTCCTAGAACGGCCAGCACGTCGCTTGTCGCCAAGATGTCGTAGTCTGGCGTCTGAGTTGTCGTTGTGATCGTCACGGTTGAGAAAAACTCCGGCGGTTTTACCAACAACATGACGTCGAGCACGGCCTGATTGATCTTCGACTTCACGTACGTTATTAGATCCGTCCGCTGCCGAATGTGGTACTGCACCTCGTTCTGGATCTGAAGAAACGTCGTCATCAGTCCCTCTCAAACACCGTAGCGTTACGTCGCCGCTCGCGGTTAATTTCATCTCGATCCGTAGAGACTTCTCGGCGGGCGACAACCAGACCGCTCGCAGACTCAAGAACAAGCTCTGACTCAGGGAAAGGAATTCCGCTTCGGTCGGACTCCTTCCAAAGCTCTCCTCGGAATCCGCGAGAAAGCGTCTCAACACCGGCTGGACGTCCTGGAGTGTGGGAGGCTTGACCAAAACGACTAAGACTTCCGGCTGATCCACCATTCTTGCCGAAAGTGCTTGGACCTCCGAAGAGGTACAGCTCGGGAGCAACTCCAACACCTCGCAAGGCTCCGGGTCCAAGTCCGATTTGCTCTCTACGCGCACCGTAGAATTTTCGTCGGTTCGCCTCCACGGCAAGGCTCTTGTAGGCGGTCGAGAAGAAGACATAGTCAAAAGCTCCATTGAAAAAAGAAGTCGCTGCGTCCGCTCCATCGTTCGATGCCCCAACCCACCAAGGGTCATCGAGGTCAATCGCCGAGTCGACGATCGTAGGGGTGTCGGCGTAATCAGTATCGTTTACACGAAGCTGAGCCGCCACATTCCCAAGATCCACCGCCGCAAGCAAAAAGTACCACGTCGACGCGGCGAGCGTAAGACCCGTCGAGGCCAAGCCAAGATTCTGCGCGGCGAGAGAATCCCGCCCGACAATACTCAAACCAGCGGACGAGTTGATCGCGACGGACAATCCAGGCACAGCGGACGCCGCAGGTACGATCGACAGCAAGACTCTCGTTGCGCCAGTCACCGCGCTCCCAGTCTTGAACCAGACCGCGAGTGTAAACGTCTTCGATGCTGACGCAAGCGCAGTCTCTGACTGCCAGTAGTCACTCGTTCCGTCGAGCTGCACAGCCATCGTCGCTATCTTCCATGCCGCCGAACGTGATTGAACACCGCCGCAAACGTCCGCAGAACCGTCGCAACAACGCCAATGGACGCTGCACCGCTCTCAGCCCAGTAGTTCGTCTCCCAGTATCCCTGATGCCAATACCCCGAGTGCCAGTAGCCGTCTCCTCCTAGAGCCATAGCTTGCCTTTCATGCGCCGGACGGCGATCTCAATCGCAAAGCCGATGTCGTCTTTCTGCTCCTTGGGAAACGCCTTCTGAAGCCGAGAGTAAACCTGTGAGCGTTTAAACTCCCCGCCGCGCGGCAACTCGTCGATAGCAATGATGAGAGCTAGCGCCGATACAACGATCCGCTTGACGTTATCCGGCACTCGAATCGTATCATGCGCCTCTGGCACTTCACGTCTCGGATGAGCAATACCTAGAGTTATCATTATGAACTCGGTGTCATGGTCATCGCAGTACGTTCCTGCGAGCCGTTGATTGTCGCTGCGATGCGAGTCGAGGTGCCTGACGGATCTTTCAACGTCGCGCCAAAATCCGTCGTCACACCAGCACAAGCAGCGAGTAGCAGGCTCAAGACTTGCTGCGCAGTGATCGAGCCGTTCGACTCGACGACCTTAGCCCAAATCTCAGTGACTGCATCCGCAGCCAACTCACTCGCCCCGATAGCGTCGGCAGCCAGCGACGCAGCCGTGATTGCGCCTGCGGCAAATGTCGACGACGTGATCGAGCCGTCCGCTAGCGCGAGCGCAGTCAACTGATCGCCCGTCCCTCCAGCCTCAGTCAGATGATCACCATCGCCGCCAGCTTCCGTCAGTCCAGCTCCCGCAGCTCCAATTTCCGCAGTGTCCACCAGGATAGCAGCGGTATCGCTCTTGACCGCAGCAATCGAGGTCGGGTAGTCATCCGACTGAAGCTCGTTCGTATCTGCAAGGATGTCCTTGACCGCTACTCCGAGGCTATCCGCTGTGACATGAGCCGTGAGTGTCTCGTCGAGAATGGCGTCCACGCTCGCGGCGTCGATGGTAACGGCGGCCGTCACCGAGCCCACGGCGCCAGTGACCGAACCCACCGAGCCGCTCAGGTTGCCGGTGATGTTGCCGACAATGTCCATCGTCTGATTTGGCAAGTTGATAGCGGTGAGATGGTCTCCAGTGCCCCCCGCTTCGGTGAGTCCCGCGCCAGCGACTCCAATCTCTGCCGTGTCCACGAGAATGTCGTCGACGATTCCGTCCACTACGTCGACCTTGCCCGAGATCGCCGCGAGAGCACTCGGTGTGTCGTCCGCCTGGAGCTCGTTCGTATCTGCTAGGATTGTAGCGGTCTCTGCTTTGATGGCTCCAAGACCATCCGTAGCATTTGCGAGATCAACTGCCGCCGCCGAACGAGAGAGCGAAAAGGTTCCAACAACCTCCCCGACAACCGACACACTACTCACCGTCCCCGTCGTAATGACGAGATTGTAATCCTTCCCCGCGTCATAGCCGTTTGCCGCTGTTGCAACGACGGTGATGAGATTGAGACCCGTTACGGAGTCATGGTCAACTCCAAGAGTGATCCCGGCTGTGATCTGAGTGAGACTCTCGTTCTCATAAGCAGAGACCACAGGAGTCCCTGCAAGAGTCGTAGGAATGCCCGTCGCGAACGCTCGCGTCGTGAACATCAAGTAGATGGTGTCTTCTACGGTATAGTCCATTAGCCTGCTAGTCCTCCACCTCTTCCGGCGATTCCTCCAAGACCTGCAAGCCCTCCCGCCGCCGCGAGACTCGACATGATCCTACCGCTCGCCGCCACCACAGGCTTCAGCGCAAACCCCAACATCACCATCTGAATGCCAGAGGTGCTTGTCCAAGTTCGCGACATGCTTGTAGAAGTTGCTGCTCCGGCCTTCTCTGTGCTGTAAATATCGCTCACTCCATCTACAGCCAATCGCTCAGTCTGTCCGCCGCCATACGTCATTGCCTGTGTGCCACAATGCAAATCCACCACGAGATCATCGACTGCCGAAGCAGGAGTTATGGTCAGCGTGTCCGCTGGAAGTTGAGAATCTTCTCCAGTAGATGGCGTGCCAGTTGGAGTAGTCTGATCAACCCCGGTGTAGTACGACACTCCCGCCAGTGGGTGCTCAACAGTTGTGTCACCCCACGTAGCAACGAAATCCGCTGTCTTTACGTCTGGCGCGATAAGCCGATAAGCGCAAGCACTCCTCTGGTTGTTGCCTGCCGCTATAGTACCGAGTATCGTAGAAACCTCAGTAAGAGAATTGCCGTCAAAAGTCATTCCGGTGATAACCTGAGTATCGTCTCTCCACCCGGCCCATCCAATGAGGATGCGATCTGATCCGGAAGCCACCGTGAAAGAAATCGTAATGGTTGCTCCCGACGAAGTGTCAGAGCCGCTAGTGGATACGTGGGCAATTGCCACTATCTACCTCCTGACCACTCCAAAAATCTACCGTCACTTTTCCTCACCCACCTCCACTGTCCTCGCACGAACACTCGGTCTGCAATGCTGAATAGCCGAGCCGAAAGTGGGTTTACTGCGGCACAAGCGGCTAGCTGCTCGGGAGTTCCTACCCAGCGTCTTGCGGTCAGACCATTCCTGTCGCGAAACTGTTCGTCCACCACCGCGATATTGAGATCCTTTGTCACTTGATCTAGCACTTGGTCTTCGATCACCTCTGTGAAAGGTTCGTCTGCTAAGATGCCGTCAGGGTCTCTAGCTATCAGCGAAATAGAGCGAGGCACTTCAGTTCACCGGGACTACCGTGAATGCGCGGTCGTAACTTTTGCCGTAGTCCTGCTCCACGCACGCGCCGTTGATGGGCGGCACACCTAGACAGAACGTGTCGTTCTTGTCATAGGGTCGGAGCAGCTCTCCTGGGACATCAACGTTCTTAAACGTGATTCGGGCTCGCTGTCTCCACGTCGCAGGGACTGGCAGCGGTACTTTGTTCGTCAGCGAGCCTCTGAGTATCGAATCACGAAACTGTGGGAGCGCCAACTCCGAGATCTCGCGCCACTCCGGATGCTCGTCCGGTATCGCAGCGAGCATCTCTTCCCACACAGTAAAGGCGTTCGCCTTCAGCCACGAGGACCACTCCGCCTTCTCTGGGTCGTTCATCACGGGATACGTACTCTTGATGTCCCATCCCGTACACGCTGGCTCTCCGTAGCATGTCTGTTGGTAGCCGTCTATAGAGAGCGTCAGCTCTGGGAGAGACGCCCAGTCCGCCTCGTCGAATCCTGGCTCGCCCCACTTCAGCCTCTCCCACTGACCGTTGACGATAGCGCCAGTGTCGCACGTGTTCATCGCTTCACGCCAGCGGTAGCTCGCTCCCCATCGAACGTATTGATCAACGTTGCGCCGGATGACGTGGACGTCTCGCAGATCGTGGATGCCGCAGACGTAGACCTCCAGCGGGTGCATTCCCTCGAAGACGCGGGTAGCGGGCTGCATCGGGTTCGAGCCGACCGGCAACACCGAGCCATCGAGCTGGACGTTCGAGACGGAGACCCGCTCGATGATGCAACGGCGGGCGATGCACCGGAGCGCGTGCCCCCATCCTGGAGATTCGAAGGTAGAATCGTATACCCACGCCATCGCAGCACCATCAATATACGCGAGGTGGGAGGACGCCATCTGGAAGTGCGACCGCCCGATCTCGACGTAGAGGTGATGGGCGCTCGGTGACGTGATGAAAGCGTGGTGCCCACACTGAGTCACGTCCGAATCACGCACGATGAAGAATCGCCGCTTGTTGGGAACGCCGATGCAGTCTCCATTCGCTACATTCATCTCAGGGCGCATAACGCGAGCCTTGCCGGGAGAGACGTCGAGGTGCTCGACAATCTGTCCTCCCTCCTCGATGATTCCCTTGAATGATAGCGTCCCGCTCACGCCAGCAACGATGGGGCGCTCTCCGTTGGGTCCAAGGACACCAACGACGCGTACGCATCGCAGAGCCGACGTGGATAGTGGGGGATAGGGCTCAGGACGCCAATGCACGCGCACTGTTACTCTGTCTGTCGTGCGGCTGAGTTGACGTACTGCATCGGCTTCGTCGTCCGTGGTGACGTCGTACACCGACCAGTCGGCCACAGGACCACACACGTGCTCGACAATAGAGTCGCCGGGCGGGTCGGCCCAGTACGGGTTCGCTCCGAGGTCTCCCTCGACTGGCGGGGGCGGAGGCGGCGGCGGCGGAAGAACAATCTCCCGCTCGCAGGTGGCAGAGCACCCGTCGCCATCGATGTTGTTGCCGTCGTCGCACTGCTCGGTGCCCTGAAGGACGCCGTCACCGCAGACGGGCTCGTCCGGCGGCGGAGGCGGAGGCTCCTCGCCGTTCAGTCCGACGTAGAACACCGGCTTGTCGAAGCCGTTCAGGACCACGAGCCTGCCGCCGCATACGGAGAATCGTCCGAAGGTTCCGGCGTTGAATTGATCGCCTGGGTCTTCTCCGCCTATCTCGACTGTACGCCATGTCTCTGTGGAAACGTCGAGCGCGACGAAGACGTGGCCGCCGAGCCAAAACAAGATTTCGCCTGTCGGCTCCCACCACGTCACGCCGGGATACCTAACCTCCGACATCAAGTAGGAAGGTCGCCCATCGAGCGCTGGGACCTGAAAGTCTGAGAGTGCGTGGCCGTCCTCTCCGTTTTCAAGTTGAGCCCGCGTGCGTGTCCAGAGCCCTCGCGCGCCACCGACCGCATAGAAGCTGTCCGTCAGCGGTGAATACTCGATGCCAGTCTCGTGGTTCGATCCACCAGCCCCTCCTGACCATGCGCCCGTTGCGAAGTCATAGATGTCCACACCGCGATAGCTGATCTTGTAAAGCTTGCCATCGAGATAGAAGACAGAGCCGCTGATACCTGGGCGAGATGGATCGGAAGCTAGCGGAGACCACGCCGAAGGAGGCGCGACCACACCAGGTGCGGGCACTTCGAAACGCCATGAGGTCGGAGAGTCGCCGGCTGTTCCGCTGCTCCACACCGATCCGCCGATCGCGTAGAGATATTGACCGTCCGTCGTTAGCGTGTCGTAGGTGTGCCTAGCAACGGGAGTGCCATCCGGATTCGTCGGTCCGTTCGATGGTAGCGCTCGCGTCGGCCAGGACGGCATCGACATTCTCCGCCACTGTCCCGTGTGGACGTTGATCGCAAATACTCCGTTATTCGCACCGTCGCCATGCCCGCCGCCCCACACTGCAAGCTCATCGCCGAGACACACACCGCCTCCCCAATTTTTCTGTATCGCCTCGAAGGAGCGGGACGCGCCCTGGTCGTCCCATCGATCGTCGATTCCAGGGTCGAAGATGGAGAGCATCTCGGAGCCTGGGATCGATACCCACATGCCGTCTTCGAGATTGCCTGATGGCGGCGGCTCCGGAGCGGAGTCGATACACCCTTCGCCAGCGACGAACGCTTGCCCAACGGGGCACTCGCACGCCGTCGTCCAGTCCCCGCCGCTCTGGAGGCATTCGAGCCGGTCAACGCGCGGTTCGAGCTCCTGCGTCCAAGCGACAGTCGCCACCAACATCAACGCAACAAGAAGTCGTTTCACAGAACCTCCTAACGCCGACCGAGGTAAATAAAGATCCGTCCACCCGTCGGAATATTCGTTGCAAACAGACTCTTGTTCTGGACGCAGACATTCCCTTCGACAGCGAACTCACCAGGAGGAGTCGAGCCGTCGGCTGCCGCCGCATACTTCGGAACGATGTCGATGCCTCCAGAGCCGTCGGTCAACTGGAAGTCCGCAGCCTCGCTCACAGCCGTCGTCTCGAAAGCGACGTATCGAACGTAGGGCGGAGCGTCGGTGAACGCAAGTTCGTCGGAGTCCGCTGTCATAACGACCAGGTCTCCGTTTCGAGTAACAGCCATTGAAAGCCTCCGAAAACTTGGGGGCCGAAGGCTCGTCGCCTCCTAGCCCCCTCTCAACTTAGACCGCAGGCTCAACGGCAATACCGCTCGTCGCAGCAATACCGCTCGCACCAACGATCAGGATGTTACCCGTGTCCCCAGCATCCCACTCCGCCGCTCCATAGAGCCCGCAGTTCTTCAGGACGATCGTTCCACCCTGCGAAGCATGAAGGTCGAAAGCCTCCGTCATCGCAGTAGCCGCCGAATCGACGGGGTTGTAGAAGATACAGTCCTCGAAGATCAACACACGGTCCATCGAGCTCGAATTGGCAATGAGGAACTGATGAGTGTTCGCTTCAGCGTTCGTCGGGATGATGCAACGACGGAAGACATTCCGAGCTGCGGAATTGCCGCTTCCATCGAGCAAAATCTCACTGTTCGCCGCAGTGCCACGCGCAATCGTATCGAGACCGATCACACACTCTTCGAAGAGATTCTCAGCGCCCTGAAGCGACAGCGAGGCTGCGCCGGCCACATCCATCGTCGCATGACCAATCCCAGCGAAGTGACACCTGAAGAAGTAGTTCCGATCTCCCGAGACTCTCACCGCGATCTTCGACGTCGCGTCACCCACACCATGAAAGACGTGGAGATTAGCGAAGACTCCGTTATCGCAAGAGATCGTTACGAGAGGCGAAACACCTGTCGCCGTCGACAACTGCGCAATACGACTCCGCATCGCGAAGACACCGCCAGCGTTCTGACCGAGAATCCTCGTTCCGTCTTTGGAGATCGTCAGCGTCGACGACTGATAGTCCGTCGTAGACGCCGCCGAATTGCTCTCCGCAAACGCGACGATCGTGTCCTGCTTATCCGCCGTGACAAGAGAAAGCGCCTGCGAATACGTCTTGACCGCTTGGTCAGGAGTCTTCCCAGTCTTCCCATCATCACCCGAACTCGGCTTCAGGAAGATCACTCGGCCCTGAGACATCGGAACACCCAGACCCACGGGCAGCCCATAGGAATAGAGTCCGTTCGGAAAGTTCGTTCCCGGCTGAGTCATGCTTAGCCCCCAGTCGAGATGTAGACGCCAAACGCCTCAGTGGCTCCAACACCAATCCGGCAATAGCCGTTGACCTTGACGTCCTTGGTGTCTTTGTCGTCATACGTCTCGAAGATCGGACGCTCTCTCCAAATAAACTGCATCGAGTGACCTGCGTCACCGTCCACAGCCGGATCCGAGATCAACGCCCAGAGGTCGGAGTCGTCCAGGTAGTGCGAGACGAACATCGAGATCCCTTTGTTCGAGACCGTGTTGTCGTCACGCTCTGCCGAGTTCGGCTTCGCGTCCTGTTTGAAGATCTCCTCCGCGATGAATCGGAACGTCGGCGTAACAATACACTTTCGAGGAACGATCCTCACGGGCAAGCCCGCATGGTCCGTCAAGTTCTCGAAGTGCGTGTAAGCGTTCTGGACCTCGACATACGAAAGATCGGTCGTAGCCAAGTTCGAGAACGTTCCGCCCGTCCGCAAAAGATCATGGTTCGTCGCGGCGAGAGCCTTGCCATCCGCAGTCGCATAGGGAGCCGACGTCGAAGTGCAATTGTTGAAGAGAGAGGCTCCAAGAGTCTCAGCAAGATGAGAGAAAGAGATCGACAGAGCACCTGTCATTCCCTTCATCTTCCCATACTGATCGTCCGTCCACATCGGTCGAGTGATGCGGAAACCAAGAGCGTACTCTTTCATCGTGATCCGAAGGACATCTCCCTGCACGGGATCTTCGAAGTCGACACCCTGACCCTCGTTCTTCTCCGGCACAGTACCGAAGCCAGCGAACGTCAGGTCTTCTTCGAAGTTCCTCTGCGAGGAGAGCACATTCATAAACTGTGAATACTCCTCGGGGAAACGTCCGAACCGATTGAGAAAGATGCTCTTGAGCCCCGGTTCGAGCAGCTCAGCAGCACTCGCAGTTGAAAAAGCAGGCATTGTATTATCTCCTTATGCCCCACGGGGAATGATCTGAGCGCTTTCCCAGCGGAAATATACTCGTCCATCCACCGTGCCGACAGCATCTACCAAGCCAATGACGTGAAGCACGTCAGCCTGAGTATCGCTGAGGTCGACGACGGTCTTCGCCGTCTCCCCAGTCACTGTCGACTTGATGTACGAGCATCGAAGCCCGACGTCGGTTTGCGCAAGAGTATGCGTCGCACCAGCCTCCGACGCGCTCGCGGTGTACCAATCGATCGTGTTGTGGAGGGTGACGCGCGTCAATTCGAGCGCAGTAGAGGGCGCATCCTGAGCTGCAATACCAACAGAACCTCCGGTATCCACAGCAATCAGGAGTTGCCCGTTCGTATCGAGCATCACCGGATCTCCCTTTTTGAACGTTTGTCCAGACTTCACAGGGAAATAGCCCGGATTGGAGTAACCCGACCCGTGCCCCGACTTTGCCCAATCCATGGCGTAGACGGTCATGCTTTTATCTCCTTTTTACTTTCCAAGGAAGACACGCCGAACGTCCGGTCCCAGCTCTTTCTCAAGATACGCAAGAATTCGCTGAGCCTTCGGTCCGCCCATATCTCCCTCTGTTACCTCTACACCCAGCTTCTCACCCTGGTTGTAGAGAGGACTTCGGGCTCTCGCCTCACCTCGACGAGTCTTGTCCCGAACCGCTTGCTTCAATCGCTCGTTCTGCTCACGGGTCGTAGCCATCAGAACGAGATCCCCACAAACAACAAAGCCTTCAGGCGACGTCGAGAACGCATACGTCCCACCACGCGCCATCGTCATCTTGTCAAAATCCTTCTTCACTACCGCCCACCGACCTCGCGCACGATGATAATCGACCATCGACTTGTGTCCCCACCGAAACGCCAACCGCGAGTCGAGGTGCTTCTCCGCGATCCAGTTGAGCTTGCGATCGCTCGGATTGAACCCAGGACCTTTCATCGAAGGCAGCGTCACCGGAATATCACCTTCGAGATAGGCTTCTCCCGACTTGAAGTCCTCGATCTGACGCATCAGCCTCTCAACGACTTCCTGTGCTGCACGAGCTTGCTCGATGAGATGTTGAGGAACTTCCGTCGGAGGCTCTGGCGATGGCGAAGCCACCGCTGCATCTTCAGGCTTCGTCTCAACCGTCGGAGCTGCCGGAGGCTTCTCGGCCTTGATCTCGTTGAGCTCGCTCTCCACCTTCTGCTCCGCAGAAGCCTCGGGCAACGGATTCTTTCTAGGTCTTCCTCGCTGTGCCATTACTTCTCCTCCCGAAATCCAAGGCTTCGAGCATAGCCGTCTTCGAACTTCGCATCACGGCCATACCGCTGCTTGAAGTAGACCGAAGGCGAAACCCCCATACCCTTAGCGACAGCGATCTCCTCTCCATTGAGCTTGTCGAACGTCTCTTTCTTCGACTCCTTGCCGGTCGGAGCGTTGGGCGTCGGCGTCGGCTCCTTGAGCGCGTCCTGTCGATCCATGTCGTTCAACTCCTTCATATACTGCCCTCGCATCGAGTAGAAGACCTTCTTGACCGCTCCAGGCCGCTTCGCATGAGGATTCTCGTCGAACCAGTCTTTCATCAAGCGCTCAAGCCGACGGAAGTTCTTCGGATCCTCTCCACGAACCTTCTCCCACTCCATGTCAAGAACCGCGTCCCGCAACTCCCCGATCTCACCAGACTGCGACTCGTGGTACTGCGTCAACCCACGCTTCAGCATCGCCGCAGCAAGCCGCGCAGTCGCACTTGGATAGTCTTCTTCAAAATCCTCTTGGGTTGGAAGAGGCTCTTCAGGCTCACGCGGTGTCGGAGCAGGTGCCGTCGCTCGCGCAGTCTTAAGAACCTGTGTAAACGTCTCACGGAGCTGCTGCGACGCCTGCTGCTCCGCTGCGAGCGACTGACGCGCCTCCGTAAGCTCTCTGAGTAGATCCTCCGCCGAAGGACTAGCCTTCGCTTCGGGCGTAGGGTCTTGGGTAACCGGGTCTGCCATGACTCAATCTCCTCTCTAACATCTCTACTTCTCGGTTCAACAAGTGGTACAACCTAAGACGCTCCCGCAGGATTTGGAGTCGCTGGGGCGGGCAATCCCCCGTTAATGGGTCGTCCTGGAGCAGTGCTTGGAGAGTATCCCGCTCCTGGGTTTGGCAGTAGCCCTTGAGGCGATCCCACGCCTGGCGTAGATCCACTTCCACTTCCACTTCCTTTTCCAACGTCGGCAAGAGGGGCCTGGACTGGACTGATGTCATCGAGAATTCCTCCGGGTTTAGGCAAAAGATTCTGCGTGTCCTTCGCAAACTCAAAAGTCTCCAGCTCCCGCTCCATCACAAGATGCGAAGCATCCATCGTCTGACGCAAATACGCTTTCAACGTCGGGTCGACAGCCTGGAGGTAATAGTTCAAGAACGTGATCTGCTGGGTGTTGTAAGCGACGAGGCGATCGTGGAGAATCCCCATCTCCTGCCGCAACACCGACTTGTTCAGTGACGCCGTCGACATCGTCGGCTTGATCATGACGCGCCGCCGAAACGCCTCCTCACCCTTAAAGTGCCAGCGCAACAGCGTCGGAGCTTCGCGCGTCGCCATGTCTTCATCACCATCGACAAGAAGATCCGTCTGGTCTTCTTGATACGGGAACTCCAGGATCGGCGAGAACTGCGCATACAGCTCCAAAACCTGCATCCAGAACTCCGACAGACCCTCCCGAATCCCACCGATAACCAAGTCGATACGACGCGACGCCTCTTGGAGAATCGCAAGCGTCGCTGTCGCTGTCGCGCGGTTGTCTTGCGTTCCACCAGCGGCAGCGTCGGGCAAGCCCGTCCGCCGATCCCCCGCATCCATCAACAACTGAAGGTCCGTCATCGACGTGTTGAAATTCGAGTCACCAAGCCTGAACACTTCGAGATCGTCCATCTCTCGAACGAACCAAATCCTCGCAGGGTGCCAGCGCTCATCAGGCTGAATCGTTCCACCCTCTTTCGCCTTGATTGTTTGCGTGTTCTTGAACGTGTTATTATCTTGGATCTGGCGGAAAGTCACATCGACGTTTCGCTGAACGTCCTGCAACATCTCAGGCACGCCGATCGAATAAAAGATGCCGTCACGACGCATATAATGAAAGTCGATAAACGGTCTGCGACGGTGTCGATAGTGCGAGTAGGCGAGTCGGGCAATGATACCAGTTGCAGGGTGGAGGTGGAAGTTAATCTCCTCCTCAATACCATCACCATCGATGTCGACTCGCGCGAATATATGGACCATGTCCACTTCGTCACTCGCCTTCGGACGCGACAAGCCCGCAGCATCTTCCCGCGCCTTCTGCACGGTATTGACAGTATTTTGGCCCGTGGGGATCAAGACTTGTGGTGCGCCTTCTTGACTCTGACCCGAGAAGAAGGTTTCGAGCTGCTCAGCGGCGTCTTCGGTGAAGAACCCCGAGTTCTTCCAGAGCCTGAGCTCGGGCAGCCGTAGCTTATACCGATATCCACACCAGGGCGCAGTCTGAGGATCCATCGAGTGAATGGGCTGAAGGTAATCTTCAGGATGAAGCACGCGAGGATTAGGGCGATTGAGCAAGTCGTCTTCGACCGGCACCATCTGGCCTTCGGCATTCATTGTCTGGAATTTGACCGGACGATTCTCCCAAGGATTGTAGATCACGACGGTGCCGAACTTCGCCAAGATCATAAACGTCTGCGAGTACAGTGCGTAGAGCGGAATCTGCGTCTCTTCCACCCACTCCGACAGCTTCTGCGTCTCCCGCGCAAACGTCACCCACTCCGCCGACAACGGCCTCAACATTGCCTGCGGCGTCTGTCCAAACACTGCGCCCATGAACCGAGCGAACGCAATATCGACGTCCGTCGCCGTCTTAGGAATATGGCCGTCGCTTGCGCCCTCCCACGGCTTCTCACTCTCCGCAGGCTTCACGTCGCCTTCGTAGTTCTTCACCCACTGCGCGTAATCGTCGACGATCTCTTGACGACCCGTCTCAACTGCTCGAATCTCCAAGACGAACGTCTGACCGAGATCCATCAGCTCGGACGGCGTCAGCGAATCGATCTGTGGGACAGCCACGAGATTACTTCTTTGCCTTCGGCGTCTTCGACGACTTCGTCTTCTTCATCACGCTTTTGAGAACCCCTTCCCACGCTCCCTCATCATCTGGCCCTTGAGATTCGCCGACACTTTCTTCGACTTGTCGGGCCGCATCTTCGGAGCCTTCGTCCCGCCCCGAGCCGCTCCCATGTCCGGCTTCGAGTTCGACGGCGGCAACGGACTCTTCTTCTCTCGCCACGGAGCTCCGTTCGACGACGTCGGCAGACCCTTCGGCGGAATCGCCTTCGCCAAGCTTCTCATCTTGTCGACCTTGACCTTCGTCATTCCGTACTTCATTCCTGCTGGCACGTTCAACCTCCTGTCGTCTGCGACGCACTGCGCGACTCGCGGCGCTCACGATGACTGCTCCAGCTTCGCACGAACGAAACAGTCTTTTGCTTCGAGCAGCTTGCGAAGTCCTGCTGTCTTCTCAGCCGACTCATCCAGTGACTCATCCATCTGCTGCGCGAGCTGAGCACAAGACTTCGAAGGCTCTTGAAGGCGCTCCGGCAGATGCTCATACTTGAAGAACTGCATCAATCGGTTCATCACTTCGCTCCCGGTGTCTTTGGCGGAGCTCCGTTGCTCTTCGGCTTCGCGCCCTTCGGCGGCTTCCACTTCGTCGGCAAGCCACCTCGCGGAATCTTCTTAGTACCTCGTTGCATAGTGTCTTCCTCCTCGGACACGAGCCGCCTGAACCTTGTTCCAGTTCGCTCCCGCATACGTTGGATCGCCCGGCATCTTCCAGATGTAGTCCAAATAAGACCAGGCGTCAAGCAAGTCGACAGGGCGGGCACGCGGGAACTTAGCATACTGAGCCAAGAAATCCGACATACCGGCTTGAAAATGCCACTGGCCTTGGCCTAGAAAAAGCTGCTGAGCTTTGATACGCCGCTTCTTCGCGTTGTCGGAGTTGTCAGGCTTGAGGTCGGTGATAAGGAGATCGGTCGGGATTTTCCGCTTCAAGTCGTCGCTCAAGAGCTTCCGCATCGATCGCATGTGCTCGAAGAAAAACTTATACAGTTTCTGCGAGGCGACAGACTCAATCCCGACTTCCTTGAGAAACGGCGCGAACTCCGCCACTGTCACAACGATCTCATCCCACAGCTCGTCCGGCTCAACACGATCAGCCCACGCCTTCAACAGGAAGCGACAGCCGTCGGGTGCTAACGCCCCGACAGTGATCGCGCTCTGCGCGGCGTCGTCGTTGTCGGACCACGCTGGGTCGACTGTCGCCGCGACATGACACTCGAACAACGAGTGCCGGTGCTTCGAGTGGGCTTTGCACTCGCAGTGCAGATCTCCATCGATCGTCCGAGTGAAATAGTTGATGTATGAGGGCGAAAACCCCGACTGCGACGGATCAAACGGCGCACAAAGGTAGTTACACGAGAACAGAAACGGTCCATACTTCCGCTCAATGCGTTCGAGCTCCGTGCGAGGATACCGCTCTGGAAAAATCGGCTCAGACGGCACCTCAGCCTTGAAAAGCATCGACGAAGAACCCTCGTAGAGTGGAGCCTCATAGAGCTGCGTCCACGGGTCGATCTCCAAGGGCATGAATTCGGGCGATGCGATCTCGGGCGAGCAATAGAAGTCTCCGTAACACCCAATCTTCCATAACAACATCTCACCGGTCGAGACTTCGTTCTCAAGCGCGTACTCGACGACGTCACCGAAGCCCCAAGGCGTCGCAACGAGGTCGATCGTCGAGCTCGCGTAGTCTTGAAGCGTCGATTCGAGGAGTTTGTAGAGTCCGACGGCCCGATCGACGAGTCTTGGTGAGTCAACGGTCATCTCGTTGACCGGATCATCCAAGATCACATGGCGAACGTGCTTCGAGGCTTGACCAGAGATAATCGAAGTCGCTTGAATGCTCGGTTGAGGCTCTGGCATAAGACTTTCGTCTCGTCGAACCGTGAATCGAGTCTTCGATTTTTCGACGTGATGCCAGTTGACCGGCAAGAGTTCGGGAAAGAGCCACTGAAACTTCTCATTTCCACGAAAAACCCTCTGAATCGCACCCAACCACGCGACCGAGTTCTCCTCAACCGCCGAAATCACGTTGATCGTCGCGCACGGGTCGTTGATCAGCAGCCAGATCGGCTTGCCGACGCTCGAATTCGTCGACTTGAAGTGGTTGCGAGGCATGATTCCGCCCTTGAGGCGGGCGCTCGGGAGACCAGAAGCCTCAGCGGAGAGCTGGAGGAAGTTGCAGAACGGAAGGTGAAGGCGAGGAGTCAAGTCTTTGAAGCCAAGAATGCCTTTGTTGAGGACGTAGAGCGACCGTTTACACATGTCGCGCAGCGTCGCCCAGAGAAACTCCTGCTCGTCATCGCTCAGACGCGACCACTCAGTGCTTTCTGGCGCTCTCGTCTGCATCTATGAGTTTCCGAAGGAGCCCGTTGAACTCGTTACACGCGTCGATCAGCGGGTTGATGTGCGTCGAAGGCAGCGAGATGTGAAGCTCCGGTGGCTTCTCGGACTGAGACTGCCGAAGCTTGATTCCGAGCTCCAGCAACTGCTTCGAGGCGACTGCCGACGCCTTACCACTCAACACGTCGTCGACAAGCTTCCGTGCAGCTTTCGTCGCGCCCTGCTCGATGATCTTCAGCGGGTCGCCTTCGAGCGCATCGACTTCGGCAGCGAGAGCTTTCAGCTCTTCGGCTCGCTCGGGATTCCACTGCTCTACCAGCAGGATCGTGTCGGGCTCCAGCGCTAGCTCTTCGGCTTCGAGCGCTGAGATCGCGAGGTGCTTCGCCGCGTCTAGCGGCTCGTCACCGTCGGCTAGTCTGCGGGCTAGCGCTTCGCGGGTTGCGCTCGACCGGACTTCGTCTAGAGACATTCTTAGACACGACGCTACTACAACATATTGTAGTAGTCAAGCAGGAAAGCAGTGAGGTAGAATTCTTCTCGGAGGAACGAGCCGATGAACAACTCTATGAAGTGTCGGTTTTGTGGCCGGACTGCGCCCGCTCGGGAGACCCGCGAGCTGCGAAGCGGTGTCACGAAGATCACGCAGACTCGGCCCGAGGGCTGGAAGTCAATCGAGCTGGAGCTCTGGTGTGGAAGCTGCGACCCGAGAGAGCGGAAGGTGGGCTGATGGTGGGTTGGGGAGCTCCCGAAGGCATGGCTCTGCTGCTAGTTCCGCTCCGCAAGCTATTTCTCCAGATTCCCGCAAATGAGCGCTGTCTCTTAGAGATCAACTACGATCTTGATCTGCTGCGATGCTTGACGTGCGGTCGAGTCTACGCGACGAGGCAAGAGTTTGAAGACGACCAGCTCGGTCTTGTCGCCTCGCGCGTCGCTCGGTGTGGGTGGTTTGATACTTTTGGTAGGTGGAGCTTGGGTGAAAGTGCTCAGATTTTGTAGAAATTTTCGAGAGGTCACCCTTCGGGTCCCGTCGACGGGGGTGCCCCGCGGCGGGCTGGTACGGGCTGTGGAAAACCTGTTGAAAACCTGTGGAAAACTCAGCCGCTCTGGCCGAGCGAGTTATCCACAAGCTGTTGAAAACCTGTGGATAACTCAGGCTCAGCGTTTACACGCGCCGAGGCTCCACGAGCTCGCGCGCGATCCCGGCGTCGTCATACGCCCGCATCGGCGGGTCGAGCTCTGGCGTCGACCAGACGAACGCCGCGAGCGCTTCGCCGAGCGCGGCTCGCGCGGCAACGGTCGTCCGCTCGGAGTACCGTCGTGCAGGAGCGAGCGCCAGCTCGCGCAGCGCGACGCCGCAGCCGTAGCCGCCAGGCGACGACTGTGTAAACACAGTTCCCTCCGCGTCCTGGCCGCGCAGCACGCGCTTTAGCGCGACGAGCGAGCGGCCCGAGTTCTCATCGACCGCGAAGCGAATTAAGCGAGCCATGTTTTTCAGCATTTTGCTTTTCTCCTCGATGTAATTTAATTGCAAGCAGCGTGCCACATGGCGGGTGCTGGCGGTATAAACACCTCTTCTTGACCCGACATGCTGTGAAATGGCGGTCGAGGTCAAAAATAACTCTTTTCGCCTCAACGAGTTAAGTCAACATTCCGCCATCTTATGTGTATCCCCGAAAAAAACTCGTAAAACGCCCCTGTCACCAAAATAGGACAGTATGTAAAAATTACACTCTCGCTCAAATTTAAACGCCTCGACGAAAAAGTGGCACCAAAAAATGTAACTCTGACAAAATCTGTAATACTAATGGTATATTCCTATAAATATATGTATCTATATGATAATAAACGACTTATTTTATCGTTAAAACATTTTACCGCCGTCCGACCGGGAGCTTCCAGCGACTTTTTCCACAACCTCACAAAACATGGCGGAATCTTCCACCAACCCACTGATTCCAAACGACTTATTTTCAACCCCACCCGCCATCTACCACCATCCCCCACCAACTACGGCATAACTATTGCAATACTCCGCCATGGAGGTACAAACACAAATGCCCAAACCTAAGACCGCCAAGTACAACGTCGCATGCTCGCTATGCGGCGACACCATCACCAAAGACGCGACCTTCGTCTGGTGGAACTTCACCAGCGAAAAAGCCGCAGGCCGAAGCGGAATGGTTCACCCCCAGTGCTACAGCTCGAAAGAAGGAACCAAGCCGGCGAAGCCCGCGAAGCCCGCACCCACCACGCCACTATTCGACAAAGCCCTTGAAGACCGCATCACCAACTTGGAAACCGCCATCGAAACTCTCGACTCGACGATCAAAGACAAACTCGACGCGAGCGACACACTCGCCGACCTCGCAACCGACCTTGAAGAACTCCGCGCCAAAGTCGCCGAAGCTAGCGCCCACAACTCTCTCACCATCGAGATCAAAAACCCCAAAGCGGCTACGCCGCTAACGATCGAAACTGCCCACAACAAGCTCCCCGAGCTCCTCACGACGCTAACAACCCTCCATCAAGCGTACGTCTTCGGACCTGCTGGCGCAGGCAAAACTACAATGGCTCGCCAGGCCGCCGAAGCGCTCGGAGTCGACTTCTATTATGTCCAGCTCGGAGGAGTCCCGCCTTGGGTGCTCACAGGATTTCCGACCGCCAACGGGACCGTTCTGGAGACCGACTTCCGCCGCGCCTACGTCAACGGCGGACTCGTCTTGCTCGACGAGTTGGACAACACCCAGGCCGCCACCGCAGTCACGTTGAACGGCGCTCTGGAGAACGGTCGCATCGCCTTTCCCGACGGCCAGCGCGACCGTCACGCAGATTGTTACGTCGTCGGCGCGGGTAACACCGCTATGACCGGAGCCGACGAGACCTACAGCGCCCGCACAGCGCAAGACGGCGCGTTCCGCGAGCGCTTCGCCTTCATTGAGATCCTCCATGACGCCGCGCTCGAAGAGAAACTCACGTACTCCCAAGGCGCGGACCCGACGCTAGCTCACGCGTGGCTCGATCGCGTCCGCGAGATCCGAGCCGACCTCGCTACAGCAGCCCCCCACATCCTAGTCACCCCGCGAGCCTCGATCCGAGGCGCTCAAATCCTCGCCGACCACCCCGAGACCAAATTTAGCTGGCTCGTCGAAGCCCTCATCCTCAAAGGCGCAGCCCCACAAGGTAGCGACATCCGAGGTCGCCTAGAAGGCAACGGTCTGCTATGACCGACTTCCTCAGCCCCCTAGACCCCGAGCACCGGCCACTAGCCCGCCGTGACGACTCCAATCCTCGCACCCACCATCCGATCCTAGGGTTTCCCTACCTCACGAAGCCCAACGTTTACACCTGGCGACAAGACTACCGATCAGCCCACGACATGATGCGCGCTTTCAGCGACTTCGACAACTCCGAGACGTACCACAACGACTACACCCCTGGAGAGATCTCCGGTTTCCTTTATGCACGCGATCTCATGCTCAAAGGCTGGCCCGAAGGAGCCTCGCGCTTGCTAAGACAGCATAAGCTACTTCTAAGCTACACGACGCAGCTTGTCGAAGCCCCCAAGGCCGTCACCGACGTATACGGCGACTTTTACGACATCGGATCGTTCATGGCTGGCCAGCCTGACCACTGGCTCCGCTTCGAGCGCGAGACCAAACGCGGCTTCTCAAAGAAAGGTCCGATCCGCCTTGTCATTCAGCACGCGGTCAGCACAGGAGCCTCCACCGATCGTCTCATCCAACGAGGCGCACTAGCATTAACCCTCGCGACGCTCTTCGAGCGTGCCGGTCGACCTACTGAAATCGTTAGCGCCGACGCTGGCCGCTGGCACTTCGAAGGCAACCAACAAAACCTCTATTGGACGGTCTTAGTGAAACCCATGAGTCGCCCCCTCAACGTCTCTTCAATGGCCTTCGCCATCGCCCACGAGTGCATGGAACGGACGTTCTACCTCAGCACAGGCCGCAGCCTCGCCGCCACTATCTCAGAATCTTTTGGAGAACGTGCGAAAGATGGCACCCTCATAACTTTCACAAACGGTTGTGGAATGCCACTCAACGCCCCCGTAGGTTCGCCAACCGACACGATCACCCTTGACTATCTCCCCGACCACGTAAGCTTAGGAAAGCCCGAAGCAACCACCAACTATCTGATTCGAAGCCTCGAAGCCCAGGGCGTAGAAATCTCTCGGAGGAAACAATGACCCGTAAATGTAAACATGGTAACACTCTAGAACCTTACTCTGGCAATGGCTGGGGATGTATCTCGGAGCAACAAGCCCCGTCACTCGCTACCTGGTGGCCCGGACCTGACGGGCTGTGCGGGTGCGGATTTTGCGACGAACACGCTCCAGCAGACCCAGCTACCGCGCAGCTCCCCGACAGCGACAGCGACAGCGACTACACCAATCAACAAACTTGGGCTTCCATGGCCTACGACGTACTACGCGAAAGCCTACTCCCCGACGCGCCCGAGCGCGCGATCATCACCTACGGCTTTCCCAGTGTCGCTAACGCCGCCCGAGGTGAGACTTGGCTCACCGAGGCAATGGGAGCCGAAGCGAGCGGCGCGTTGAAGAAAGACTCCAAAGCCGTAATCTTCATTCACCCCTCGCAATGGGACGATCCTTCAACCGTCCTCATGGTCCTCACCCACGAGATGATCCACGCGTGCGGAGCCATGAACCACGGCGCGCCCTACGCCGCCGTCGCCAAGGCTATCGGCCTAGGCGAATCGAAGCCGGGAATCTTTGACGTCGTCGAGCAGAGCCTAGCCGCTCAGTTCCTCGAAATTATCGACATGCTCCCGAGCTTCCCGAGCTCCGCCATGACGCCGCACGATACGCCAATCCCGCACGGCGGAGGAGCACCCTCGCCGACGTTCGCCGAGCCTACAGACTTTTGTCATGGTGGAACCAAGATTGACCCCAACAACCCACCCTCACCCCCCAAACCACAGAAATGCCGCCAGCGCTTGCACGAATGCCGCTGCGGTCAGAAGATTCGAGCCGCCCGAGACGAAGCAAACGCAACGTGTGACCTATGTCACACGGCTTACAAACTCAAACCCCGCAAGACCAAAGGAGCAACGACATGAGCAGCCCCTTCAGAGCCACCAATTTTATGACCCCGCACATCTTAGATCAGACGCAACACCCCAACGGCCTATGGACCGAGCTTTCAACAGACGACGGATCCTGGAGTCGAGCAGTCGACGGTCTCGGCCCTATCTACGGCGTTACAGTCCTCAGGAGCAACGGATCCGATCCTGGACTATCGAAGAGCTTCCGCGACAAGACCGAGGCTCTCGCATACGTCCAAACTATCCGCCAAGGAGCGTATCCATGATCTTAGCTCTTTTGATACTTCTTTACGGCGTAGCTCTTATGCTAGGATGGATCATCACACACGGAACGCGAGGTGACGACCAATGACCGAGCTGTTCAATAGACAAACTGACATAGAACTAGCAGTTATCAACGATGGGAATGGGGAGTTTTGCGGACTCACCTATCGCCAGCGATGCGAGCTGGCAGATCGTGGCGGATATGGGTTGTACCGCTTGGAGCAGGCGTGCAGAGCCTACGATAGACACGCCCATCGTTACTTCGAAACGGAGCGGGCTACGGATGAGGAGATTCGCCTAGCGGCGGAGGAGATCTTCGCCTACTACAGGCGTCACAACTTAGAATCCGCAGGGCCTACCGCGTGATCGCCTCAAAGCTAGAGTTTACTCGCCAATGACCGACCCGATCGTTTACACGCGGGGCGCGTCGACCGACCACTGGGAGACGCCCCCGCAGCTCTTCGAGCTCGCGTCGCGGGCCTTCGCAGAGCCGACCGGCTTCGCCCTCGATGCAGCGGCGAACGCTGCGAACACCCTCGCGCCTCGATGGCTCGGCCCTGGCGGGCTCTCGCCCGACGCTCTCAGCTTGGATGATTGGCCGCTGGCCGAAGGCCAAGCCGCATGGATGAACCCGCCGTACAGCAAACTCGCAGGCCCGCTAGCTCGCTGGGTCGAACGAGCGGATGAAGTCGCAAGCGAAGCGAGCCGCCGTCGCGTCGTCTGCCTGCTCAAAGCCGACACCTCGACGAAGTGGTTCCGCTTCGCCGCTGCACGAGCATGGCGGATCGTCTTCCTGCAACCCCGCGTGCGCCACCTGCTCGCTGGTCACGAGCAAGCAACGCCGCCCTGGGGCTCACTCCTCGCTGTCTTCGATGCTGCGCAGCGAGGCGAAGCTAGAGCGATCGTCACAGTCGCCTACTGGAGAAAACGCCGATGAGTCTAGATCAAGAGTTTGCGAAGCTAGCGGAAGCAGTAGCCCTTGAAGTATTTAGCCCTGCCTACAATGATGGACCTTGGTATGTTTACTTCAGGGGATCCAGGCATCTTTGCCGCAACAAGGTTACTGCCGACGCATGGGCGAAATATCTCATGCGCAGGTACGGATCCTGGTCCCGTTGGGGAATTGGTACGGGTAAAGCTCATTGCGCGACGGCACACACATCCCGAAGGAGCCTTCAATGCGCACGCTAATCACCGAACAAGAACCAGCAAAGCTTTGGTGGGTTGTCTTCGACGAGAGAGACCAAGAAGACGGAATCTTCTTCGGACCCGTCCCCTCTCGCCAAGCCGCCGAAGCCTTCATTCAAGGTTATGAATTCGCTCTTACGACCGACGACAGCCGAACGCTAGAAGCCCTGACGGACGACGAATGACGCTACGTTTACACGCTCGCACTCTCCGAGCCTTCGCCTGGATTCTCTTCTTCTCGGCGTGGCTCTTCGCCGAAGCGATGCTGCTCTGCACGTTTCTATCCCTCCACGATGACTTCGCCGAGCTCGAAGCTGGCATGGAGGATCTCAGGCGCTGACGCGAACGAGGCGACGATGAGACGACTCTGCTGGCAATTCGCGCTGCTGCTGCTCTACTACGTCTTCGTGACGAGCATGCTCGTCTATGGGCTCTATCGATGGCTAAATTAAGCAACGACGACGGCGACGACGTCGCCGGCCTCTGGCGCGTCAGCGCCCGCCACCTATGCGCAGGCATCATCGTGCGAGACGGCGAAGTGGTCGAAGCTGCACCCATCCTTCGATGGATGATCGGAAGTCCGCTTCGCGAGATCGCAGACTACTGCTCTCGACGAGGCTGGAAGCTCGAAAGACTGGCGAAGCCGTGTCTCTTGTTACTTTTCTACCCTTGACTCATACCGTCACATGACGTAAGCTCAGAGAGAACCTGGAGGAACGAAATGAGCGCCAACGCAAAGCAAGCCCGACAGCAGCGTCTACGCGAAGCAGTCCGCGACGGCAAAATCAACCGAGCGGATGGTTCGCTGGCGCGTGCAGATTCCGGCTGTCCTCGCTTCCGCGCACTCGCCTTCGGCTACAAGCTCGGCGACTCACTCGGGCTGATGCGCAAGCGGAGCAAATAACAATGGTGAAGCTAGATATAGACGGCTACCCTACTGAGGAGTTCCTCGAACGCATCCGAACGTGGGAGCTACCAGTCAAGGAGTCGGCTCAACGTCTCCTTCGCTTCATTGAAGACGGAGGCTGGTACTACCCTGAATGGTTTCGAGCTGTAGACTGGAACGATCGCATCTGGATCGTATCGACTGGCGGATGGTCGGGCAACGAAGACGTGATCGCAGCGCTTCACGAGAACACTTCCTTCTTCTGGAACTTCTGTTTCATGAGCCACCGACGCGGGGGACACTACATGTTTGAGACGGAGGTCAGACGGAGGTCAAGCGGAGCAAATGAAAAGGAGACCTGAGATGAAGCCAAGAAAATTCACATGGATCTGCGGAGCGGAATTCACTGTCAAGCTCTCGAAGAACCGCCAAACAATCTACTACCAGTATCTCTTCTCTTACCCAGAGGCGGGAGGAGGTCGGTCCGCCTTGCAGAATAGTAGTTGTCTCGTCAAGCAACTTCGCAAGATCCTCGATCGCAAGAACGAGAGACCTTGTTACGACGGTGGTGGTCCATACTGCCGAGTGCTTCCAGGCATCCACGTCTCCGATGGCGACATGCATTTGGAAAAAGACGAAGTCGTGGCTATGCGTCGAACCATCCGCGCAGTCTTCCGACACCTCGGACTCTCGACGACGGAGGTCACAACGTGAAACGACCAGACTTCGTCACAGACGAGCACTTGGAGTATCTAGACGAGCTGCGCGAATCTGGAGTCACGAACATGTACGGAGCGGCGGCTTACGTAGCAGACGAGTTCGATATGGATAAACGCAGGGCCAGGGAAGTGTTCACCTACTGGAAGCAGTCTTTCGGGAGTCCAGTACGATGAGCTACCCTTCGCGCAAATACCGCTGGATGAGAGCGACCGAGCGAGCTTTCAAGCGACTTGACATCCTCGCCTCGCAGATTGCGACGGGACGCAACTTCTCGATCTCCGAGATCATCCAGCTCGGCCACGACTTCGTCTCTCTGGGCTCGCGCGGTCTCGCTCTTCACCAAGGCGGAGGCGAGCACTACCGTCGTCGCGTCGAGACCCGAACAGTGGAAATCGAGATGGCACTCGGCTTGCTCCGTGACTTCGTCACATCACGCCGCTTCAACATCGACAACTTTCCCAAATTCTCTTCGCCCTGGACGCGTTCTCGCGAAGACGTTGCCGAAGGCACCGACGCTATCGATCGCCTGGACGACCTGCGTCGAGACTTCGGCTTGGTCGACGAAGAGGTAGAAGCTTGAAGTCTTTCATCTCCGACCTCAAACGAGCAGCTCTGATCGTCTTGACGTGGATGCTCGTTTGGACGTTCGCTCTCATGCTCCAGCGGAGCTGCACGGCAAAGCCGACGGATCTACGTGTAAACAGTTATGACATTTCGCTCGCGGCGGTGTGGAAAGCAGACACGCAAGGGGAGGGTAATATAAAGCGGTACCGGGAGGAAAGAGTGGCCCGTAGCCGCCCAGCGATTGACCGCCGAACACTAAGCGGGTGGCAGGAGCTGTCGTCGCTATGAGAGACTACTCGATGAAAGCTCGCGAGAGTGCGCGGATGATCCTCGAAGAGATTGGAGAGCCGGACGAGCCTTTGGTCTCGTCGGCCTCGTCGATCTGCTACTGCTGCAAGCGCCTGCTGCCTCGCCAGGGCGCGTGTTTAAACGCTCCCCACATCTGCAAATCGTGTCGCTACCACTTAAAGAAGGGCGCAAAGAACCTGGAGAAGACTCGCAAAGCCCTCGACTTCCACCTTGCAGCACACCGAGCGGAGCGCCGGGTGAAGACGGAGGCGAAATGAGCGAGACGAAGCCGACGCGGGAAGACGTGGAGCGGTGGGCGTCGATGTCATCGGATGGAGCCTACGTAGTCAATCAGCTTGCTCGCCTCGCTCGCGCCTACCTCGCGCAGATGGACGAGCTGGAGCGGCTGCGGGAGGAGCAGGACGGATTGACGGCATTGCGCACTTGTCAGGATGAACAAGACGATGGCAACGGTCCATGCGGAGCTTGCCTTCAGTGCCTCCGCGCCCGCGTCGCCAAGCTGGAGAAGGTGCGAGAGGCGGTGCTCCGGGCGGACGGACACACGCAAACAACTCATCGCCTCGCTGGGCTCATACGTGCCGCGCGCCTCGCCGACTGCGAGCCCGAGCCGGGAACGGAGGGCGGGCGGTGAGCGAGAAGAGAACGGACGCGGAGCTGGTGAGGGAGTGGGCGAGGGATCTTGATACAGGTTGTCGCCACCGGCGAGGTGGACACAATTCCGACCTCCTCCGCCGACTCGCGGCGCAGAGCGAGGAGCGAGACCAGCTGTTGAAAGCTACCTCGAAGTACCTCGTCGACATCGGGCCTTGTGACGAGGCAACACAGCCCGACGAGACTCCACTCTGTGGCGACGAGACCTGCTCATACTGCGAACTTGCGGTTTTTGTTCAGGAGGCTCTCGATGGCGAGTGAGGGGATGAGCGAAGGACGACAGGAAGTCATTCGGCATTACGCCGATAAGGGCGCTGAGCATATCGAGCTAACGCCACTCACGGCAAACCATCACCTG